AAAGAATCTATCTGGACATCTCCAAACCTAAATAAATTATCTGATCTGGCCGAACGCCATTTTTACAGAATACTTTGTCTGCCAGATGACTTCGGTTGCTGTGAGTTGACGGCGCTTGTCGTCAAGGGCCGGTGTTATCCACTTAAAGAAAAAGTGACCATAAAACAGATTGAAAAGTGGAATAAAGAGCTTGAGGACGAAGATATTATAAGGACGTGGAATGAAAATGGTAGAATTTTCGCATACTTCCCTACGTTTGGAGACCACCAGCGCATCAGGGCGACACATCAGAGAAAAACCCCTGAACCACCCAAAAATGTCACTTGTCGTCAAGTGACGTCAAGCGTTAGCACTTTTGCCCCTAATCCTAATCCTAATCCTAATCCTAATCCTAATCCTATAACTACTTGCTCGGAGCCTTCTCCCGAAGTCGCCGAGCCGCAACCGGAACCAGTCTTAAAAATTCCCCTTTGTCATAAAAACGGAAACGGAGAACCGGAACAATTTCCCATCTTCCATATTGATATTGACGGATGGACTCAATCTTTTCCCGCGGTCGACATCCTACAGACTTTAAAAATCATCAAAGAGTGGAATCTTTCAAACCCGATAAAACGGAAAACCCGAACAGGTATTAGAAAACACATAACCGGCTGGCTGGCAAAAGAGCAGAATAAGGGCGGAACCAAAAAAGGAAACGAAGATGGACTTGACTCATTTTTACGAAAGCATCAAGGAACTATCTGATTTTTTCGGAAAGAATTTAACGGAAAAACAGGCTGAGTTTTATTTCCGTGAATTAAAATACACTTCGCGCGAATTATTTAAACATGCCGTTTTAACGATACAAAAAGAGCGCAAGCCAACCCCGGCGAACTTTCCCACAATATCTGAGCTACAATCCATGTGCCCGAAAGACGATAATCGGCCGGCCTATCGTCACGACGAAACGGACGAACAGTATTTGCGCCGGATTACCGTTTCTCAACTTTGGGAAGCAACCCGGATTTACCAGCGCCAGGGAAAAGACCAGGCAATGGAATACATGCTTCGGATGAAGTTTTCGGAAAACGACATTGAGGCTGTTACCCACAAAGCAACCGGAAACTATCCGGGCAATACCCCAAAGATCGGTAAAAACTTTCCTAAAGTCGATCATGTGGCAAGGGTGAACGAGTTAAGAAAACAGGCAGAGCAATTAACCGGCGAAATCCCATTTTAAGGAGCCTAACCCATGAACCTAATCAAAATCGAAAACATCAATCACCGACTCGGGAACGATCCTCACTATTTCCTGAGCCAAGGGGAAACCAGTTTACTATTCACCCCTTACGACATCCAGGCGGCCCAGGAGAGATATGAGAGAGCAATCCGGCGCCGGCCGTCGGTGGATAAACTATTCAACCCTGTCCAAAAACAGGAGGTTAAGCCATCGTTGTGGGCGCGGTTATTCCGGCCGCTAAAGAAATAGGCGGATTAACAGTTATCGGTCCTGTCCTGCCCGGTGAACTGCCGGTGGCTGGTGATCACGTCAATCGGGAACTGCTGCTACCTGGTCGGCCGGAGGATGAACGCGACGGTAAGGGAGGATGAATGACGCTAAAAAAGATAATTGAAAAATATATGTCTTTGCAAAAACAAGGCTTTGAAAGTATCCTGATTTCGCAAGTTGTAGAGGATATTAGGTTGTGTCAACGTCCAAAACCTAAAAAACCCCTTGAGGGGACGAGGGAGGGTGAGGCGTGAAAAGATTCTTAATAAGCATAGTTATCGTTTCCCTGTATTATATACCAGCCAAACTGTTGATAAGTTATGGATATTTAAACACAGGATTAGTCTTTGTCTGTTGCGCCTCGTATATTTACGGATATTTACAGGCAAAGGCGGGGGTGTGAGGAAATATGAAAAACCCGTGCAGGGATTGCGCGCTTTTGGGAGAGGACAAAAACGGGCCGGAGTGTTTGGTCTGCGAGAAGCGGGTGGCGTACCTGCTGCACATCGGGCACCCGGTCGACATGGCCGTCATGATCGGCTGCGGCGGGGGCGGCGGCAAGGCTCCGGCGGTGGGCGCCGGATATGATGCAGGGGCGGCCGAGGCGCGCACAAAAATATGCAAAGGACCGCTGTGCCGGCGAATCGATCCGCTGGGCGTGGAACGGCCGGCGAGTGAGTATAAGCTGCACCCGCACACCAGGGACGGGCTGAATTATCGCTGCCGGAAATGCGATGCCTGGGAGTATCAGCAAAGGAAGGGGTTGAATGGTTTCGCGCAGAGGCGCAGGGACGCAGGGGAATTAGGGACGAAGGATGAGGGATTAACTCTGCGGCTCTACGGGAGAATTTGAGGCGGCTTGCGGGTGGCTGCAGACGGAGGTTTGGTGATCAGGGTTTAAGGTTAAAGGTTTAAGGTTAACAAAAGTTAACAAAAAAGCCCCGCCCCGCTTTTGCGGGACGGGGCGGGGCAAAGCGGAAGGGATTATTTGAGGTATGCGTGCAGGGCGCTTAAAATCAGATCGCGGAGGGAGCCACCCTCATCCAGGGCGCGGTGTTTGGCGCGGAGCATCAGCTCCTCGGGGATGTCGCGCAGCAGGTAGTCGCCGCCGCTGTGGGTTTCCCGGTAGATCCGCCGGGCGATATGGAGCACGTTTACCGGCTTTCCGGCCGCACGGAGCTGATCCATCTCGATGCGGATATCCGGCTCACAGGTGCGGCACAGGATCGCACCGCCCATGCCGATCATTGCCTTGGGGCTTCCGCAGGCATCGCAGAGTTTCATTTTTTTTATCCTTTCCCGCGTGTCGGATGCGCGGCCCCCGCAACTGGGTTAATTGTTGAGGATTGCATCAATCTCGGCGATGCGGGCGATAAGCGCAAGGCGCTCATTTCGCAGCGCGGCCATGTCCGGGGCGGCGGATTTGCGGGCCAGGAAAAACTTATAGGCGTCGCCCTTGTCGCCGATGGGATCGAGTTTGCCGTCCGCCGTTACCGCGTAAAAATCCGGCGCGGAATTTTTGGGCTGGCGGTTGTCCTTCTGCCCCTTGGCGATGATGTCGCCGGGGGCGGCATCGATGGACAGCACGCCCTCGCCGCCGTTGTACTGATCGCCGGTCCAGTCGCCCCAGGCGTACTCGCCCTTGGGGGAAGCGGAAAAATCGACTTTGGCGATCCAGGGTTTGCCCATACGCCGATGATTGTAGCTCCCTGTGTTGATTGTGATTTGCATGGTTGCCTCCTTTTTGGTTTGGGTTTATGTTGATTCTTTGATTATAATATATATCATAATTATCATGATGTCAAGAAAAAAATGCAAAAATAATAAAAATTTATTATGAATAATATCAGCGTGTTGCCTTTGATGGTGGAAAATATTTTAAAAACCGAGGAGATCCGCTGCCCCACGCGACATGCCCGCATTGTCGCCATAATTGCCGTGCTGGCTGTACTGGCGGTTATATGGCTGCGGAAAGCCGACGCGGACTATATAGCCGGAGGTTTGATCTTGTGGGGATTAATAATCTGGGCGGTGCTGAGATGATTTACCCCATAGAACCAGTCTCAAAACCCAGGCAAACCCAGCGCGACAAGTGGAAAAAACGGCCATGCGTGATGAAATACCGTTGGTTTGCCGATATCTGCCGAGCCCACAAGGTTTGTGTTCCAGAGTCCGGCGCGCACATCACGTTTTACCTGCCGATGCCGCCCAGTTGGTCGGAAAAGAAAAAGATCGCCATGGACGGTCAGCCTCATCAGGGAAAAATAGACGTGGACAATCTTTTAAAGGCGTTGTTGGACGCCATTTACACAGAAGATAAAGGGGTTTGGGATATTCGCGTGACAAAGGTTTGGGGTGTGCGCGGACAAATAGTAATCACGGAGTAAAACCATTACCACGAGCCAGGTCCGGCGCGATCGAGATTGTTGATGAATAGCGATATTATAGAAATAAAAGAATTGTTCCGTCCCGACGAAGTTGCGAGAATACTCGGAATATCTATACGAACCGTCCGGCGATGGGTAAAAGAGGGGAGGCTCGACGGTAAAAAATTCTCAAGAAAATGTTTAAGAATAACAAGGAAATCAATTTTAGCCCTTAAAACAAGTGAAGATTTAGTGACAATAGATACAAATAGATACAAATAGGACGTAGACAGGCCGTTTTTAAATGGGGTATTATACGTATAATTTATAGCGGCCCGAACCGCAGTCTTTATTCTGAGCCCGACCGGGCCGTAAGTTCCTGGTCGGGTTTTTTTGTTGTGTGACGATGAAAACAGAAGTCAGGTACTCCGAAGAGGTTAAAGACCAGCACAGAGAATATCTTCTGGACCGGCTTTTAAAGCTGCAAGGGAGGCTGAATCGGCGTAAAGCAAACATCGCTCCAAAGATCGAACGGCGCTCACAGCGCATTATGGAGGGTCGGGATAGTGGATAAACGTGTCAAAGCAGGGGAAGGGCTCATATGAGGTTATGCTCTATTACGATTATCGGCAATGGTATCCAGGATTAATGAAAAAATGGCAACTAAAAAATCTCAAAAAATAGGTCGGCCAAGCAAAGCCGATAAGCTGGATAAAAACAAACTAAAAGAGTTGTATATTGACGGCAAGACCGATACCGAAATAGCTAAAATCTTTAACATATCTAGAAGGACGCTTATAAATTGGCGCAAAAAAAACCCGGAATTTGTGCTCGCCCTAAAAGACGATTGGAAAAAAGTAGCTGATCACAGAGTTGAGCGGTCGCTATACGAACGATCTTGCGGTTATGAGCACCTGGAAACCAAGGCCCAATGGGTTCAGGACGAGAGCGGTAGTAGGTGGGAAACGCTTGATATGGTTAAACATTATCCACCCGACCCGACATCAATGATATTCTGGCTGAAGAACCGACAGCCCCAGAAATGGCGGGACAAACACGACCTGGACATAACCGACACCCGCATGGTGCAGGCTATTTTATCATCGCTGCCGGCGGAGATTCGGGAACAAGTTAAGGCGTCGATCAAAGCCAGGGCGGGTAAGTGATGGAAGCTCCTAATTGCAGGACGTGCGGCAATCGTCATTATGGACCGTGTAACGTATTTTATAATGCGGAGGAGCCTAAAAAAGAAAAAGCCGTCGACATGCAGCCTGATAAAACGGTAGTTCGCGCGACCGGGAGCAAACACGGAGTGTACGCGGATAAAGAAAAGCGAAAAGCATACCGGCGTGAATATATGAAAAAGCGGAGAGCGAAGGCATAATGGCCCAGGCCGTTCGAAAAATAAACATAGATGCGATTGCCGACCAGATTATCAGGGCCGTGGGGATTGATACCGCCCTGGATCTGATAGGCGGTCGCTACGAGCAATACCGCAATGATCCGGTCGGATTTGGGGAAAAGGTACTGGGAGAGTCCTATACCGACGACATTAAACGTATGATGGAGTCTGTGAGGGATTATGAGATAACCATTGCGATATCCGCCAACGGAGTGGGCAAAACTCATGCAGCTGCACGAGTCGCCCTGTGGTACTACCAGACCCGCAAACAAGTTGAGGTCTACACCGCTGCCGCCCCTCCCGAAGATAACCTGTATCGTTTATTGTGGGGGGAGCTGCGGTCGATTGTGGAGAAACACCCGGAGTTGGTGAAAAATGACCGGGTGACAACAATGCACATTGAACGCGCGGCAAAAGAGTTCATAGAGGGCGTCACGATCCCGGTTTCAGGGGATGAAAAGACCCGTGAAGCTAAGTTTTCGGGGAAACACTCTCCTAATTTAATGTTTATTTTCGACGAGGGGGACGCGATTCCGGACGAGGTTTACGCCGGCAGAGAATCATGTACGTCAGGTGGCGAATTCCGGACGCTCATTATGTTCAACCCCAGGCAGCCCAAGGGCGAGGCCTATCGCATGATCAGGGACGGCCGGGCGAATATAGTTGAGATTTCAGCGTTCCGACATCCAAATGTGATTACTGGCAAAAACGTCATTCCGGGCGCCGTGGATCGAAATACCACTGTTCGCCGGATTCACCAGATGTGCCGACCAGTGATAGAGGGAGAGTCCGCCGAGGGATCATCGACGTTTATTCTCCCCGATTTTCTGGTTGGATGCACGGCAACCGACCAAAAAGGCCAGCAGCTGCCTCCCCTCGTCGCCGGGGAATACAAAGTCATGGTCCCGGCATTTTCTCACATGGTTTTAGGCCAGTACCCCGCCCATGCCGAGGATCAACTGATTTCGTCCGAATGGATAAATGCGGCACGCGCAAGATGGGATCTATACGTTGCCATGTACGGCGAGAAAATTCCCGTCGGAGTTCAAGGAGTGGCCGGGCTGGACCCCGGAGAGTTTGGGGCCGACCCCACCGTATTGATTGAGAAATACGGCGGCTGGGTGCCGATGCCGATCCAGTGGAGCGGTGTTGATATTATCGTAACATCAGAGACGGCGAGGAAGAAACTGGCCGGCAAGCCGATCAAGTGTACCAACGTTGATGCTACAGGTGTCGGCGCTGGTGTAGCTCCCGACATGATGCGGCATAATTACACAACTCAGGCAATCAAGACCGCCGAGACCAAATTCAAGGATGAAACCTATTACGACCAGGCGACAAGTGAGATCGGAGAATTCAAGATTTTCCGCGACTGCCTGGCCTGGATGGTCAGGGAGTGGCTCAGGGGCGACCCCGGCTCGATGTTGCCGCCGGATGAAGAATTACTTGAAGAACTCAGGATACCGACCTACGCAATCGACGGAAAATACGTCCGAGTAATGAAAAAAGATCTGATGAAAGAGCAGCTGAAACGAAGTCCAAACAAATTCGATGCTCTATGCCTGTGTTTTGCCAAGCCCTTAGAGTCTCAGTCGATGGTACAAATGACCCAAGCGATGCACAATGAATTAAAAGCTAAATATTCAAGGTTCGGCGGACCAAACCCATATTTACGAGGACTAAGGGGATGACCGATAAAGACACCAAGACGGATTTTGAGGAAGCATACGCCGCGGGTCAAAGCCACTGGTCGCTTTATTGGCTGGAAGCTCAGAGGGATATTCAGTTTCGTGAAGGCAATGAGTGGACGCAGAAGGATAAGAATTATCTGACCGCCATGGACCGGGAAGCCCTATCGTTCAGGAAACCCCATCGGATCGTCAATGTCATCGCCGGGTACGAACAGAAAAACCTCTACGCTTTAAAGATAGACCCATTCGAAGGCGCCGACGAAAAGACCGCCAGTCAATTTTCAGGCCTGGTAATGAATAATATGCTTTTCGGCGGCGGGTATATGTGTCAGAGCGGGGCGTTTGAGTTCGGATCGGTCATCGCCGGGATGAACCTGATTGAACCCTGGGTGGACCGTTCAGACGACCTATTAAACGGGGACATCCGTTTTCGCCGCCTACCGTACAACCGCTATATTCTGGACCCCACGTTCACCGACCGGGACCTTGACCGGGACTGCGGGTACGTTATCACCCGTGATTTCTTCTCAAGAGATGCGGTTGCCGGGCTCCTACCAGAGCGGGAAAAGGATATAGAGAGAATAAAGGGCGGGGCTTCTGATAGTAAATTCAGCTATTCCTACCCGCTAAAGGGCAAGAACAACGAATACAATCTGAAGTATGATCGTTTCTATGTCAGCACCCACAGACCATATAGAATTCTGGCCGACACCCAAACGGGCCGGATCGTACCAATGCCCGACAAGGGGGATAGGCGGGTTGACGAGCTGATTAGGCTGTTTGCCCAAAGATACCCTCAACTGAAAGTGATTAAAGGGCGCAAGCGGGGCGTAGACCTGCATATTTTTGTCGAGGGCGAACTGATGTACTCCGGACCCGACCCCACGGGGCTGGATGAATACCCCTTTGTCTTGGAGGCCGGATACTGGACACCCGAAGACGAAAATCCGCAATATCGCCTGCAAGGAGTTGTCAGGTGTATGCGCGATCCCGCAACCGAATCCAACCGGCGCCGGTCAATGATGCTGGATATGCTGGACGGCGTAATTAGACAAGGGTGGAAGGCGAAAACCGGAAGTGTGGTGAATCAGGACGAACTCTATGGCACCGGTTCTGCTGTCGTCTGGCTGGGAAAAGACGCACAAATGACCGACGTTGAACGCTTGGAGTCGCCGCAGATTCCACCGGGAGTGTTTCAGGCTATTGAAGTTATGGATAGAGACGTTGACTCTGTAGCCGGGGTGAATTCGGAAATGCTTGGAAGCCCAGAAGATAGCAATGTTGAAGTGGCAGCGGTGCTGGCAAAACTTCGAAGTGCAAACGGGCTTACGACCTTGCAAGGCCTTTTCAACGGGCATAGGTTCTCACGAATTCTATTAGGTCGAAAACAGGTTAAAATCATTCAGAAAAACTACACGCCAACCAAGGTGCAGAGGATTTTAGGGGAGCCACCGACGCGGGAGTTTTATACCAAGGATTTCGCTAAATATGATTGTGTTCCGGTTGAGGCGGTTCTGACCGACAGCCAACGACAGTTGTTTTATTCTCAGTTAATGGCTTATAAGAAAATGGGGGCGCCCATCCCTTGGAACGCCATGGTAGATTACGGACCAATGGAGTACAAGGACAAATTCAAGCAGATTATGACTCAGGCCGAGAAACAGCAGTCTGAGGCAGCCGAGGAAGAACGGCAGATGAACATGGTTGCCAAGCAGCTTTTGAACGCTGAAGCAGCCCAGAAGATCGCCAGCGCCAAAGAACGATTGTCTCAGGCGCAGGAGAACCGGACCACATCCGAGCTCGACCGGGCCAAGACTATCAGGGAGCTGCAGCAGGTTGATCTTAATTCATTTGCCAAAACCCTGGCCCTACTTCAACAGATGCTTGGGATGCTGAAGGGGGAACAGCGACAACCAGAGGGGGGACAACCTGGACTTGAAAACATTCAGACGATAGGGCAGGCATGATATGGAAATTATCATTAAAAAATTACATAAGGATTTAGGCGAAACTCCAAATAAACTTACGTTTGGGGGATGCCGAGACCAGATGAAGTCCGACCTTCTGGAAACCCTTACCAAGATCATTAACAGAAAGAGCGACCATCCGAGGCCGTATTACATTCTGGTGTACGCGAACATTGACATGAGCCGCCCGGGCGGCCACGTAATCAAAGAAAGAGTCATCCTTCTTGATCGACCGCCAGACACCAGGTATTTTGGCACAATCCTTTTCAGGATAGACAACCGGCGGGGCGACGCGGAAATGGTCTGGAACCTTCCACTTGACATTCCGACCCCGGGGATTTTATACACCGTTCCGGGAAAACAGGTCGAGATTGCAGGAGCCAGGACGATTGCCGATAGCGTGAAGGGTTTGCCGGTAATTAACAGGAGATTGAATTGAAAGAACAGCAAGCCAAGACGCTGATTGAAAAGATTCGGGCGGCCTGCCGGGAGTGCGGAGCTTACTGTCAGGTGATTATGAACGAAAAGCCGGAACTTGAGCATGTAAAGATTGAAGTCAATGCAAAGGTAGAGACGTAAGGTTCTTTGAAAATTGAATAGTTAGACAATCACGAGTATTGGAACCCGCGTTCATTAGAATTAGAACGCAGGAGTATCTGAGCCGGATTGCAGATCGAAATCTGTGATCCGGCTTTTTATTTTTGAGGCGCGGCCGGCCAGTAACCCAAAACGAACGGGCACAGTCAGAACGCCGAAAGCAATCTGACAAATCCCTGCGGCCGAGGGGTTTTGGGTGAATCGGGCTTTTAAGGAGGCAGCAATGCCAGAACTAACACCGGGCGTAATTCAGGCTCCCGCCGCCGGGGGGCAGCCAGCAGTTCAACCCGCACAACCTTCGGGCGGACAACCCGCAGGAAGTCCGGCAGCACAACCAGCAGGAGCAGCAAAAGAGGTCATGGTTCCCTTACATGTAGTGGAGGCGGTAAGAAACGAACTCTCAACATTCAAAGGGAAAAACAGCGAGTTAGAGGAGAAGCTGATGCAGTTTCAAATGATGCCGCCGCCGGCAGCACAACCAGCAGCGGCGGCACCCGCAGCGCCCACCGACCCGCTCGATGGCATGGACGATGATGAACTGGTCAACGTCAAGGATATCCGAAAGATAATCCAGACGGTGAAACAGGACAACAGTTCCGTGGCCCCCTTAAAGGCCGATTTCGCCAAGCTCCAGCTGCACGTAATGGACCCGAATTATGAAACAACGATTCGGAATTATTTACCCGAAATGGTCACCGTAAACCCCATGCTGAAAGGTATGATCATGCGTGCGGAAAACCCGCTGGCCGCAGCTTTGGCCGTTGCCCGGATGTCTCCCAAGTTCATCCAGGCGATGGAGGCCGCCAAGGCCGGTGGAACGGCTCCATCTCCGCCAAAAGACATCCTCTCCGATCTTCAGAGGATAATCGAGAACGCCGCCAAACCCGGAGCACCCGGGGCGATGGGCGGCGGGGGCGGGGCTGTAGCCGGTAACGATCGGTTCCGTACCATGAATGATGCCGATTTCGATAATGAAGTGCAGCGCGTTCTCTCGGGGATGCCACGGTGATAAAAAATAGGAGGCATTATGCCTGATGTAGTCACAACCTCAAGCCAAGTAGCGCCGGGACTGGACACGTTCTATGATCGCGTGATCCTCCGATCCGCCACGCCTCGCTTGACCCACTTAAAGTGGGCGCAAGAGGCGACGTTAGACCAGAAAAGCGGGACGATTTATAAGTGGCACCGGTACGACGACCTGACCGATGCTACGACCCCGCTGCCCGAAGGAACCGACCCTGATGCACAGCCGTTGAGCAATATTTCATTAACGGCGCAGGTCGCATGGTACGGCACATACGTAAAAATTACGGATGTCGTCGATCTTACCAACCAGGACCCCGTTTTGACCCGCGTTGCGTCTGACAAGCTGGGCCGAAACGAAGGCAAAACGTTTGACACGCTGGCAAGGGACATCCTTGCGGCAACCGCTTCGCAGGTAAACGCTTCTGGCGGAATCAACGGCAGTACCCCGACCGAAATCACCCGGACCGATATCGACACGGTAGTTGAAACCCTTCTGGGCAACGACGCCGAGTTTGTCGCTCCGATGATCAAGGCCGGAACCGGCCAGGGAACCATGCCCGTAAGGGCGGCTTTCTGGGGAATTATCAAGAGCACCATCGTTATGGACCTCGAAGCTTGTGTGGGCTTTACCGGGGTTCAGGGCTACAGTGCCCAGATGGGAGTCGATGACGCTGAATGGGGCGCGGTAGGCAATGTGAGATTCCTTCACAGCTCAAACGCCAAACTGAGTTCCACTATTTACCCCATTCCGATCATCGGCAAGGACGCCTATGGTACTGTTAACCTGGGCAAAACCAAAAACGTCGTTCACGGATTCGATACCGCTGGTTCTCCGCTGAATCGTTACGCAACGTCAGGGTGGATTGCCCCCTGGGCCTGCCGGATTCTTAACGACCTATTCATGCTGCAGCTGCGCGTGACGGCGGCATAAGGAGGAGGTGCATCATGGGACAAATTAAAACGGGTAAGTTCATCTCCACCGGGGAAATCGTAAACCTGAACCTTGGGTTTATCCCGGCTTATGCGGAGATCAGAAACGCCAACGCTGCGGCCGGTGAAGTCGCAACCCTGGTTTATTTTAACCAAAACGGTGATGCCCAGGAAATCTGGGAATATTGCATCAACGACCAGGGCACAGCTGTTGCGGCCAACATCCTGAAGAAAGCGAGCGCCGGGTATGTTTCCGAGTACGATACTGTAACAATCGGAAATCGTAAATCCTGCACCTTTGACGATACCTCCGGCGCGGCGGAGGATCTCATCAGTTGCACCCTTGCGGCTGACGTGCCGGCAAACAACGATATTGTCAAATTCGTGGCTGGCGGCGGGCTTCCGACAACGGCCCCCACGGCGCTGGTCAATTACCACGTGATTGACAGCGAAGTATATGGCGCCGGGACGTTCCGGATCTCCCTTACCAAGGGTGGTGCGGCGGTCAATTTCGGCAGCGACGGGACCCCTGCGAACTATTTCTTTAATGTGAGCAATCCCGACGGACCAGTTGTCCAGGGCGGAAAAGGCTTGGCCATTTCGGCTTCTTTTTCCGACGACAGCGATGTTATCTTTTATGTCGCTATCGAGGCTGACCGAGACGAAAACCTTGGCGATTCAGCCAACTGGTAATATAAACCCTTAACACAGCCGGGGGGAGAGATCTCCCCGGCCCTCCGAAAGAGGTTAAATCATGAACGAAAAGGAAAAAACCCAGATAAAGATGGAACGCGACAGGATTATCAGAAAAAGAGTTGAGGACTCAAAAGTCATTGACCCGACGGTCAGGGTGCGGTTCCAGAACATCGAAGATCCGCCTGCTGCGGGGAGACCGAGCCCTCCGTTGTCATTTACCTATAACCAGTACATTTTCAAGGAATCCCGCACAGAAGGAGAGACCGACACCGCATTGAGGCACGGTGAGGAATACGACCTCCCACTTTCGGTTGTAAATCATCTGAACACCCTCAAGGTCCCGGTCTACGGCCACAAAATCGACCCTGTAACCAGAGCCCTGAAAAGCTATGTGGTTACGGAACAGAACCGTTTTTCCTGTGTGCCGGTCGATATGGGGAAATTTATACAGACTCAGGCCGAGCCCAATGTGAACATGAAACGCGGGAAGCCGATAAAAGAAACCAATGAAACCGCGCAGGCGGCATAAGGAGTAAATCCATGGCAGTAATTAAAAAAAGAATCAACTGGGAGGCCGTTGCCAATCCTGAAGCTCTTTTCAAGCTCCTGAACGCAATAGATACGGAGATTGACGAGACGCGGACGCTGACAACCGAGCTTCGAACGGATCACGCAACGTTCAAGGCGGCGGCGGATGCCGTTGAAACCCTGATCGAAGAACTCCATGACGACCATGCCACCAATAAAGCATTGATTGACGAACTTCTCTTCAAAGTGGCGTTCCTTGTCCACCGAGACCAGAACCGGTCTGTCGCCGGCACAAACCCGGTATTTGCGATTGACACAAACTTCGATGTTAAAAACACCGAAACGGTTACCTTCCTTGCTGCCGGCGTTCCTTACACGTTGACGGACAATACCAATTGTGACACCGGGACCACGAAGACCATCACCGCTTCACAATGGGCGGCGTTTGTTGTTGATGCCTCCGATGCCACCACCTTGGCAGCCACATGGACCACGGCTAACTTTGCATCGGAGGCATTGGCTTTGGCTGCGGCGAGGGCTATACCGTTTGTGGCAGGCAAGGCGCGTTTGGGCATCGTAACGGTCAACGCGCATGCTTCCGGATTCACCGCAGGGACGGATGCTTTAACAACCGGTACAGGCGGAAACGTTGCGACCGCAACGAACTATTACCAGTTCTTTGACCTTGTCCCGATTACGTCAACCACAAGCGCAGCCACTTTGGGATCTCCTAAGCCGGCTTCTGCTCCCGCCACCATCACAGCGGCGGCAGTAACCGAGCAGGTCTCAAAGTCCCTGTAAGGAGGGTTGTTCTATGGCTACAAGAAGAATATCCATTGAAGCGGTAAAGGACCCCGTTCAACTGGTGAAGCTGTTGAATGCTCTTGATACCGAAATGGACGCTGTGCGTGTGCTTTTAAACACGCTTAGAACCGAAACACTTACACGGTGTCTTGGCCCGGCTAATTTTGAAATCAGAACAGATTTTGACATTCAAAATGGCGATGGTTTCAATATTATGGTTAACGGGGAGATTATCCCCGTTGCCACAGACCAAGAGTTTGATACGGGCACAGAAACCGTGATTGCGACAAATGCGTATTGGGCGGCGGCCATATTAAGTATCGATGACGACGGCACTACCGGGCATGTTGATTGGGGGGCCGAAGCTGCATCAGAGGCTTTGGCCTTGGCGAACCTTGCCAGTATAACGCCTTCCGGAGATGTGGTTTGCGGATATGTTGCCGTTCACGCCAAGGCTGCAAATGATTTGGTTGCGGGAACGGACGCTTTAACGGGCGGGACCGGAGGACAGGTAGCGCAGGCAACCAGCTATTACAATCAGATCAATATTGGTATCGGGGCTATTGCATCCGGCGTGACTGAGCAAACCAGCAAAAGCCTTTAAACATGGAGGTTGGCTATGGCTTGGACTGTAGCGCAGGTCACATCGCTGTTCCGGGATCTGACTGGTAGAAAATCGGCTAACCAGATCTCGGATGCGAATATCCTTGTCGAGATAAACCATTATTTTCAATATATTTTTCCCGGTGAAGCCGGTATTCCGGAGTTTAAGGGCTGGTACACGTTTAACACAGTGGACGGGACCGGGAGCCAGGCAATACCCGATTCTGTACCCGAGGTTCATCCACCGGCATATGTCGACGACGACGACGCTACCCTTTGGACAGACGAGACCCGGTTTTATCAGGAGTATCCGCACGATTTTACTACCAAAAACAAGCCAAGCGATATCTTATTGCTTGACCGCACCCTGATTCTGCGCCCAATTCCTGACGATGCCTACGAGGTTCGACTACGAAAGAAATCAAGCGTTCCAGACGCCCTGACTTCCGGGGATTTAGACAATTCCCTTTGGGGACCGTCCATCGCCTATGGAACGGCAATTATGTTTATGTCGCAAAAAGGGGAGGTTGACGAAGCTCAGGTGCACGCCCCGGTCTATAAGTATCATCTTGATACAATTAAAAATCAGATTATCCGGCAGCAACCTTTAGGCAGGCGTCCGGTCGGGGGGAGGTTTTAATGGTAGGTCACGACCTCACCAGGGAAGAAATCATGGAGCGGGCAAACAAGGCCTGGGATCTTTCCGGACCGCTTCCTCTTTTCTTGTGGCCGGTACAGTGCCCGGTCTGTCGGTCACTCGATGTAATGGCCAAGGCGGCCAACTTCTTTCAGAGAAAACCGGAAGATTACCGTTGTGACGTGGTGATGAAGTGTACCGTTTGTTCTGCGGTCTGGATCCATGGAGTAGTTGTTCCGGAAGAAATGGCCAAGCCGCGAATTCGCGCCGGCGGCTGGACGTGGAGAGAGATGCGGGAGGAGATAATAAATGCCAGAATTTGACAAAGACAAGCCGGCGGGGGCTACCAAACTCAGGCTTTCTGATGATCACATTCGAGAAAATAACGATGCCCTGGAAGATGCCATAGGGAGAGACCACCAGTTTCCAACAGGTTATGGAACGACCGCCGGAAAGCATACCGTCATTCAACTGATCGATCAGGCCGGAGACGAAGCCGCAGACGCAGCAGACATTAAGATTTGGAACAATGCCGGAGATTTGCGTGCAATCGTTCCCGGAGGGACGGCGTTTAAGATTGCATCGGATGGAGACGTTACGGGGGTTCTGAACGCGCCTGCCGGAACCGAAATGATCTTTATTCAGGATGCTGCGCCGACCGGATGGACGAGGAACGCTGCGCGTCAAGATGGAGCTATGCTTGTCTACGCGGCGGCCGGAGCGGTCGCGGCGGGTGGTTCAGCCGATGCGAAAACAGCCCACACCCACACGGGGACTTCGCACAGCCACGACCTGAGCAACCACACACACACAGGCCCATCGCACACGCATACCGGCCCAAGCCATACGCATACCTTGTCTCATTACCATGCTGCCGGGGACTTGGTGATTCCTAATCATACACACACGTTACCGGGTGCGACTTCAACCGTCATGAAGATTGATGCCGCAGAAAGCAATTATAGTCCCACGACCGGCAACCCATCGGCCACGGCCGTAACAGGAAACACCGGTTACAACAGCCATGATTCAGGGTCAGGCGGTACAGGCGCAACGGGGGCAGGCGGGACAGGGGCGACGGGAGCTCCGTCGAGCAATGCCACTTCGACGGGCGGGACAGGAGCGACCGGGGCAAATTCAGCGCCCTACTACCAGGAGGTAATTTCGTGCGTGAAAGATTAGCCGCAATTAAAGATTGTTCTGAAGAAATCCCCTGCAAATGTGGGTGTGGAACGATGCGGTTGCGCTACGATAAGTAATGCGCTAACCCATGAGCAGATGAAAGACATTGTCGGGCCGCTGATCCGGCAAAATAGAGAAGGGCGGTAAATGGACAAAGACACCCGTACGTCAATGAAAGGCGCTCCCTGTATCCGGGGGATTAAAGCATTCAAAAGATGTCCCGGAACGGTCTGGGATGGAAAACAGGGCTGCCCGCTATGGTTTGAAGACTTGATCACGGTCCAGGAAGGCCAGGTCAAGAAAGAAGTTATCAGGGCGCAGTGTGCAGACCGCTGGCAGTATGATTTCCTCTGGTGGAACAATGCCAGGCTTGCCGGTAACCAGCACGCCGTCGAGTCTTTCAGAAATAACATGACCGTTGACGGCTCGCCGAAACCAGATCCGGCTATGCTGAAGCTGGTGTATCTTGTTCAGGAGCAACAGAGGGTCGGCCTTCTTGCTGATAAAAAAGCAAGGGAGATATCTCAGGGGGCATAATGACACTCGGAAACCACAACGCTGCCAGTAGCTACCGGAACAAAACCGCTTACAAACTCCGTGCAGTCTGCTGCGAAATAAGTGGTCAAATAAAAATCGTGTCCCCACCCGTCTCGAATATGAGCGGCGAAAGGAAGGTTTTCTAAAGATGGGATTTCGCTACATTTTGAGTCAAGCCATATATAAAATTCTACAGACACGGCGGAATTTATCATCGCCTTACAAATGGCGGGAGTGGGAACTTCAAGCTGGATATATACCCTGTCTATCTTGTTGTGAACTTGAAGATATCTACCCGAGGAACAACCCGTTATGAGCAGCGCGATCACGAACAAGATAGGCAGACGTTTCATGGCAGCACTCCTTTGTTTGGGATTTAAGCAGATATTAATACTTCATCCGGGAAATAGTCAAGGATTTTATTAAATGCCGCCTTATGAGCTATTTTTGATCAGCAATCTTCGTTACGGCCTGGAAGAAGGGCTTCAACCCTGGCTTATTCCGCAGGACGCCTGGGCTACGCTGACAAACGCCTATCTTCGCCGGGGAGTGCTTTGTAAGCGAAACGGCATGATTGAATTTACCAGAATGGTCCACGCTGTTGCTGATGAGGCTATCGGGGCTTTGGGAACAGATCATTATACCGGCACGCTTGCAGAGTTTCCTATAAGGGTCGGGGACCTCTCTTTTACCGATGGAACCCTTCTTTTGGAAGATGACGGCGACGGAACTTTATCGGGAGACGGGACGGGTACAATCGTTTACACGACAGGTGTCTACGATATTACCTTCAGTGGAAACACCACCGGGGCAGTGACGGCAGACTATGACTTTTACCCGGGACTTTCGCTTGTCGGAATCGAGGGGTATTCAAATTTAACCACGACCGAAACCGATTTAATGGTTTTTGATAAAAGACGCTGCGGAAAATGGGACACAACCAACGAGAAATTAGAGGATACCAACGGAGTTGATGTATGGACAGGCGGTGACTTTGATTACTTCTGGGGATGTAACGCCAGAAATTATCTTTATGTAACCAATAACGTTGACAGGATAAAAAGGTGGACCGGCTCTGCCTGGCAGACATTGTTAATGGACGTGTCTCTTTACACGGCCGGAATTGTCAGCCCTACGGCTCTTGGAATAGGCACAACCGCGGAAAAAATTGCATCTACCGCATTTCAGTATTACATCAACGGGATTGTTTATAGCAAATCCGCCGTTGCCGCCGGAACTGCGTTTTCGGCAGCGGATACCATCAACGTCGGCGCCGCAGGGGGAAGTTTCTGGGGAATATGGGCCGTTCAGATAAATACCGCCGGAACCATCAGCACCAAAAGCCCGGCCGCAGATCAGACTTACGCCAATGAAGCCGCAGCGATCGTGGACCTCCCAGACGCAGACACCGGAAATGTCAGAATCGGTTATGTTACGGTTCAAAGCAACGCGGGGGTTTCATGGGTCGCCAATACAGGTGATTTAACCCCTACGAGCGATTGTCTTGACAGCAATTTCTACAACACAGCGGCGGACTCTTTAGTTTCTGTTTCTTCCTGCAAGTTTCTGATTTTTTATAAAGAAAGGATTGTTTCTCTGCGCCCCTTCGAAGGCGGAACTCTCCATCCGCAACGGGCGCGATGGTGTAAACCCGAAGACCATACAGACTGGACCAATGACGGCTATGTCGATGCGCCCACAAACGACTGGATTATGGCCTGCGATTTTATCGGGGAAAACCTGGTGGTATGGTTTGAAAATTCCGTTTGGCGATTGAAATACACCAGTGATGCGACACTTCCCTTTGAGTGGGAGCAGATTGATGTAACCACGGGGTGTTATGCGCCGTTTTCCGGGTTTAATTACAATGACGTAATGGCGGCGGTCGGGGCTACCAATATCGTTGAAACGGACAATCTGAGAGTTTACGAGATCGATCAGAAGATACCTGATGTCGTTATCGGGATGGATCAGTCTCAGTTCGAAAAAATTTATTCCATCCCGATTCAAGAATTGCAGCAGGTTTTAATATCATACCCCGAAGTGGACGATACCGAGAACACCCACTCTATTTGTTACAATTACGCAGACAAATCCTGGTCACGATATGACTTTGGTTTTAATATCTACGGATTTTACAAAGAAGGAGAAATAGGATTAACCCTTGATGAGATTGAAGACACATGGCAGGAGGCGGAGTATGCCTGGGACGATAAAACCAGACAGGCGGGCTACCCGATTACTTTGGGGGGCGATGTTGACGGATATGTCTGGAAGATAAACTACGGCGGAAGCGACAACGGCAGTGCGATTTCTTTCGAGGCCTTTTCGGGAAGATGGAATCCATACTTAAAACACGGTAAGTCGGCCCGCTTTGGCTGGATTGACTTTTATGTCGACCGGGACCCGAACGTTGACATGACGGTAACATTTTACGCTCATACCGGCGGAAAAGAAGAGGTTGTTGCCACCCAGACCGTGACTTTTGGGGAAAGCGGCGATAACGCAGACAAGGTATGGGTCAGGGCCGATAATGGAGCCATCGGGGATTTTCATCGGGTAAAACTCACAAATAATTCCAGCGATCAGACCATAAGAATTCATGCAATGAAAGTCTGGATGAAACCTGCCGGAGATATGCGGTAAATGGCTAAACTTCCGACATCAATAAATCTTCCCTGGAAACCCGACCATGCGAGCATTCAGGGGAAAAACGGGTATGTAATTAACTTACAGCAGGTAGAGTATTTAAAAGACCTGATAAAGGCCATCGTCAAAATGTACGGGGATATCGCCAATGCGATGAATCTTAACCGCAGCGACATGGATGCCCTGTTAATCGATGAAGACGACTTTATTTCAAATCTTGACACCAAAGCGCCCACGCAGCAGAGCACGAAAGCCTATGTTGATGGCAAGGTAAGCGATTCTGCCTTTGCCGCCGGGTGGGACGGGGTAACGGGGATAGCGCCTTCAAAAAACGCCGTTTATGATGCTGTAATTGATGAAGACAATATGGCCTCGAATTCCGATGCGCGCTGGCCGACGCAACAAAGTGTCAAGGCGTATGTAGATGGTAAGGGTTATGTGGACAGGGGGGACCCGGCGGCATATGATTTTACCCTTGCAGGTCTTACTACCGATGGCACTTACCGGGAACTTGATTGCGGCGCTATCGTTCCGGCAGGAGCAAAGGCGATTCATTTCCTGATTGTAATTCAAGATAATGCGGCCGGGATGCAGTTTGTTTTAAGAGACAACGCCAATTCCAACCCCTACAACACTTCAAGCATATTCACGCAAGTCGCCGGGGTTTATATGAACGCCGATTTTATCGTCGCCTGCGATACTGATAGGAAGCTAAAGTATTTTGCATCAAACACCACTTGGACGGTTATTAATATATTGGTCAGAGGCTGGTGGCTATGACAACAAGAGATCAACTCTATCAGGCTTTTGGCCCCAAACTCATAGAGGTAATCGTTGATATTGTAATGGACGAAATAAACATCCTCCGGTCAAAAGCCAATCTTGCCCCAAGGACTAAGCAGCAGTTGGTGGATGCTTTAAAAACACGGCTTGACGATACAACCGATTACGACTGGATGAACAGGCAACCTTAAATGGGCACAGCTCTCAAATTCGTAAAAGTAAAAGACATCTTACAGATTCCGCGCTATCTCTTTGAGCAGGTCAAGCCGCAGGAATACAATATTGATAAACTTTACGAATGGGGGCCGGTCATTTTAAAGAACCCGGTCAATCTTGTGGGGGCTTTTATCGATAAAGAAGAAATCGTTAAAGGGGTCATGTGGTCGTCATTTGACCCGATTTCAAACAAAATCCTTGTGCACCTTCTGTCGGTTGACAAGGTTTATTTTAAACGGGGAATTTTGCAGGAGGCCGAGGGAATTTTAAACAAATTTAAAAAGAAGCTGGGGGCCAATAAAATATCTTTTATGACCAGCAGACCGAAAGCGTTTGAAAAAATAATAGGTGCGCGTAAAGTCAAAGTAATTATGGAGAAATAGCCATGACTGATTCCATGTTAGGAAGTGTCGATCCCTCAACGGTCGGAAGCGTGTCAAGTCTGACCGCAGAACAGGCCGAACTTTTACGAAAGCTCACAGGTCTGGTTACGGAACAGGTCGGAAAGGGAATAGAGCCGTATCCGGGAGACCTTGCGGCGGGGCCTTCTGATTTGCAGCAGCAATCATGGGGGGCGATCAGCGATTTGATTTCCGGAGGACGGACAGGGCCGTCTCAACAGGCCATTGAAAAGGTTCTGGGGGGAACTTCCGATGTCGGTGGAAAACTCAACGTCAAGGGTTATGATGTCGGTGAATTTGACCCCAAGGCCATTCAGGAATGGTATCAGAACGCTCTTGTCAAACCCGCTATGGATACATGGGAAAAGACGATTGCGCCTACAGTTCAGGAGAAGTTTATCTCGCGCAATGCGGGTTCTTCCGGGGCGGCCAACCGGGCGATTGCGGGTTCCGCTGAAGACATGATGTCTAAACTAAACGCTCAGCTCGCAAACGCTCTAATGGGCGAAAAAGGAGCCTTTGATACCAAAAAATTCGAAGCCGGGATGGACGAGACAAATAAACAGTTTGGGGCCGATACCGACTTTATCAGCAGGCTTTTCCAGGGCGGGCAAGCCGATTTATCCAGGGCAACCCAAGTTCCGGGAATGCAGTCGCAATCAATGGACGATCTTTTTGAGGCCATCGGACTTGGGACCGAAGCGGGAGGGACGCAGCAGGGCATTACTCAGAAAGGCTTGCTTGAAGACCTTACTAAATGGGAACAGGGCCAAGCCTATAACAACCCCTGGCTGGAGTCGCTCGCCAAGATTATGGGGACCAAAGCGACCGAACCGGTTGTTTACGGCGGTGGATCACAGGAAGGATGGCTCAGCCCTGTTTCCAAAATTATCGGCAGCACAGACTGGGTATAAGTTATGAAAATTACAACATACGCACGCTTTGAATGGGACGGAGAAAAATACGTCCTGATCGAAGAAGAAAGCTCCGAATATATTGGGCCGGTTGAGCTGTGTATGCCGTCTAATGACGACGATAACGACCGGGACGAAAGTTCCGATCCGAGTACGGACAGCTTTGGGGGGAATTTTGGCGGCGGAACATTCGGGGGAAGTGGTGATATAGGTGATCCCGACCCGTTTGGTCGAGGTTTACCGAGCGGGACAAGTATTGGAAGTTTAACCGATGCCAAAGAGACCGGCGGGTTTATGGACTTCATTGAAGGTTTGCTTGATAAGCTCAAGGGCCTTAAAGGGGCTGGCATCGGCGGGGTTGTCGGATCTACGGTTTTCCCTGGACTTGGGACAGTTCCGGGGGCGCTTTTGGGGCATGTGGCGCAAAGAGGATATGAAACGATTGCAGACCTTTTTGGACCCAAAGAAAAGACAGCGGTCGAAAAACAAAACGAGATGTTGGCAGACCCGAAGAATATGGAATATTCCCTTGAGGCGCGTTCTCCCGTTCGCACCCGTGAAGAAATGGCCGAACTGGAACGAGCTGCAAACGCTAAACACAACGCAAATATAGTTGGAACGGCTTTCGGACTGCCGGCCGGACTTGGAATAGGATTGTCTCCTCTTGGAATGGCCAAGCGGGGAGGGAGTCTGGCACAAAGCATCAATGATATGTTCGGAGATCCGTCTAAAGAAACGTCTTTTAATAGAGAGGCGTGGTCCGCCGGTCCTGCCGATCCGATTCCGAACACAAGCGCAGATACAGGCGAACTTCCACAGAGCGGAGACTTTGATCTTCTGGCTGCATTGTTCGAAAAGCAGGGCGGAACAGCCCTTAATAGTTTTTTAAACAGCCTTCTGGGTAAGGAGGAACGGGTATGACAATCTTTGTACCGGGCAGACATACCGGACCTTTAGGCGTAGGGCTCCCTGGGGAAGCTAACAGCCTTGCCGACACGATTCTACAGGGAATTATGCACCAAAGGGATTTACAGAAAAAACAGACCGACAGACGCGAGCTTGATTGGATTTTCGGGACCATGGGGGAAACGAGCGGCGAAGAATTTGCTAAACAGATTATGGCCAATCAAACCCTCAGTCCGAAAGGTCGGGAGGAGGGCATCAAGCGTCTTACCGATCAGGCGGCGCTGCGACTGTCGGACGCACAGGCAAAGCACTACGAAACGCCGAAAACAGTCAAGCCGGAGTACGGGACGGTCTGGGGTACAAAAGACGGAGCGACATGGGAACCGCTTGAAGTTGCCAAGGGGTCGGCAAACGAGGATATTAAAGAGTACCGTCAGGCCGGATATACGGATTTCAGAAAAGAACCGCCTGCCAAAGAAAAGCCTGCTTACGGTACGATCCATGCTTCAAAATCGGGAGACCCGAATTCCGCAAAAGTGATCGAGTATGAAAAGGGTCAGCTGGAACAAAAAGAGGCCGAGCTAAGAGAGAAGGGTTACGATACTTTCAGAGAAAAAGAACCCACAGAAGAAAAACCGGGCGAATTTGAAAGGCTGTTAAATCAACTGGAAAAGACTGGAAAAATTACAACCGGACAAAAAGAAAAAGAAATCAGGAAAAGAATACAAAAACTGGTAGAGTCCGGGAAGGACGGTGATGAAACCAATAAAATCACCCTTGGAGACGGTCAAAGCGTAACGCTGGCCGAACTCAGGGCTCAATATCGGGAAAAATATAATATTCCGGATGAATTCGAATTGCAGATGATGGAGTTAAATCCGGACCCCTTGGTCAGACAACAGGCGACCAGGCTGAAAGCTGAAGCTGCGACCAAACCAAACTTTGTTGATTTTATGATGGACGCCAAGAAAAACGGCTTGGAGGGATTGCGGCCGGAAGCCAAAAGGCCCACTTCGGGGTCAGGCGTTCCGCCGCCGCCTCCGGGCTTTACAATAGACAGGTAGACCATGGCGATTACCGCAACAAATCCGACGACCGGGCAAAGGATGATCCTTTCGGAAAACCAGTGGATCTCGCTTGAAGATTTTGGAAAGCAGGGCCAGCCGGGCAAGGTTTTAATGACACCTGCCGAAAAAAGGTTCCGCGACTGGTATGCTGTGCAAGCCGAAAAGGCCGGACTATCCCCCGATCCTGATGATCCGTTGCATAAATACGATTACCGGGCGGCATTTGCGGCAGGGCAGGGGCCGGAACTTTCCTCGGAAGATAATCAATATCATTGGCCGTCTCAATTTAAGGCGCCGGACCATCCGAATCGGTTTGTTAATGGAATGGACACAAAAACTGGACAGCCCGTGCCCGAATGGGAGCTTAAGACAAAACTCTTTAGTCAAAGCAGAACACAGACTGCAACCAATCCTGAAACAGGGGAGAAAGTCTTTCTGGACCATGAAACCAATATATGGTTGCCGATGCCGAAAGGCCCAAAAGAGAGCCAAGATACGTTTTTTAAACGTGTAGGAAAAGCGTGGGAAACCGGCAAGGCGCAAAATACGTTGGGGCAACTCCGCTACCAGCAATTAACAGGAAACGACACGCCCGAAATTCAGAAAAACATCGATAAAATCAAAGCCTCTATTCCGCCTCGCGATAAAGTTAAAAGGAGTCTGCCAGAAAGAGCTATTACGGGCGCTGCGGAAATGCTGCCGATCCAGATTGAAGGATTAAAAAAGGGATCTGAAAGAGGTTTGGCGCTTGGCATGGGGGCGGGTGCGCTTGCAGCTCTTGCCGGGCAGGCCGGGCCGCAAGTTGCTTTACCGGAAGAAATAATAACGGTTCCAGCGGCTTTCGCCGGAATGTACGGGGTTGGCGCGATATCTGGTGCAACCGAAAATATAGGGCAAATTGAGGCTGGATTAGCCTATGACGAATTACTTGATTTGAAAGACGACAAGGACAGGAGGTTAAATCCAACTATAGCCAAAGCTGCGGCCAGCGGCGTAGGGGTTGTTAACGGACTAATCGAACTGTCTCAGATAAAACTTTTATTAAAAACAATTCCTGGCGGAGAGAAAATCCTTACGGGGGCAGTTAGGGAAGCTACTAAAAAGGTTATGAAAAGCAAGGCTCTTAATAACTTGGCCCTAAAATATGCCGGGAAATACGGAATGTTTATTGCCGGGGAAACCGCACAGGAAATAGGACAAGAATCAACAAATATTGTAGCCGGTGAATTGGCTAAATCTCTTTCAAACGAACTTGAAAAATCAAATATTCCGGCAGCAACCAGAGAAGAAATCGTAAACAGGCTGACGGATACAGCGGAACAATCGGCCTTATCGTTTGCAGCCATGGGCCTTCCTGGCACGGTTGTTAGCGGAGTTTCAGAAAGGGGAAAAATAACAAAACCCGATATTCCGCCGGATAACAATATTATATCTCGAATTAAATCCGACCTTGAAACCGGAGCGATCAGCCTCGATCAAGTCAAGGCGCTACGCGACAGGGTGCCAGAAAACATCAAGACCTTTCTGGATCAGATTATTGCCGAGCAGAAGCAGACCGGACCGGATAAATTGTTTGAGGCGCAGACCCCAGAAGAACAGGCGGCAATTAAATCAGAGATTGACAGACAGAGGGCGGGGATTCCCAAACCAAAACCCGACTTGTCTGCCCAGACACGCGCAGCCAATCAGGCCGAAATCGACCGACTGGCCGAGGCCGAAAGGCAGGAAGCACTTAAAGCAGCTGGTCTGGTTAAGCCTGCTATCGTGCCAGGCGCAGCAGTTGACGACATTCGTCAGCGTCAAGAAATTGCCCGAAGAACCGGTCAGGTCATAGATCCCGAAAGAGGCGGATTTGATGTTGTTCCTTCCACCGCTATTCCCATGGCCAGCGAAGGCATGACGGCGACCAATCCCAAGACTGGGGAACGGGTCATTCTTAAAGATGGATCATGGGTGCCGTATATCGACGAAGGCGACGGAGTTGTTTCCACGGTCAGCAAGGAAACAAGGAAGCAGAAGGTCATTCCTGAGACGATCCCGGAAACCCCTATGGCAGAGGTAGGGGAGGCCAAGCAAGCCCCTGAAATCGAGGCACAGGCCGCGGAGGAAGCGACGAAAACAAAAGCCCCCGCACCCTCTAAGTTTGCCAAAATCAAACCCACCGTTTCAAAGGTTACGACTCTCCGGGGCATGATTAAAAAGATGGGGCATATCAACCCTGTCAATTTCAAGGGCGAAGTCAACGACTGGCCTACCGCCGCCAAGTACATGCTTAAAAAAGACGGCCTTCCTATCGACATCATTGAAAAAGGCTTAAAAGACGAAGGCTGGCTCAAACCCGATGAAGACCTGCTCGAACTTCTGAGAACCGACAAGGACGCCCTGAAACGTGGCAAGGTTGCCGGCGAAATGACAGCTGGAGAGACCGGAAAGAAAACCGAATTTCAGAAGAAAGAGGAGGCCGAAAAGCTAAAGGAACGCGAACCCGAAGGCCCACCGGAAGGCAGATACCGAACCGTCAGAGTCGATGAGCTTCCCGATGGCCACACCTTAACCATCATTGAAAACCGCACAAAGGACGGATGGGACGAATATGAGGTCATAAAAACCAAAGAAGGCGTCACCCTGCAGGACGGCGTAAAACTTGAACTGGAACCCTGGGATCAGGTTGAAGTCCTGGAAAGCGATTTACCGAAGGTAGAGCAGAAGGCGGAATCCAAACCGTACCTGCCAAAAGAATCATTGGCTCCGATACATAAAAAATTAAAAACCGACGATATTTTAAAAGAAGCCTTACGATGGCAGGGCGCACACATCAATGCTGAAAAAGAGTTTGTTGAACGTAACGACAAACGCGGTCAATATGAAGTCGCAAAAACAAGCGGTAAGAGCCAGCTTGATTCTTACCTTATTAAGAAGTTTGGAATCGACCGAGCGGCAGCCCACGAAATTGCGAACGACATAACGGCGAGAAACCTAAAGCCTGACACCGACGCAAATGTTGACGACTTTGCCGGAGAAGAATGGGCCGACTTTGCAATCTCGAAAAGAGAAAAGCCTAAATTCATCAACGAAACCCCCGGAGCCATCGAGGTCAAGACCCCCGCAGAGCTATCTTTAAGGCAAGATCAGTTCGGCAAGCAGCGCCCGACCCCGATAGGCGAAGCGGTCAGCAAAAAGAATCAGCAGGGATTGGGACTTGTCGTTGAGGACAGAAAGCAGCCGGGGTTGTTTGGGAAGAAGGTCGAACCGGTATCGAAGAAGGAACCCGAAGCTCCCGAAATCACCGAACCTGCGAAGTCCAGCACACAGGCTACGCCCGAATACACCCCCGAACAGCTTGCCTCAATAGAGGTCAATATCAAAGCCGTCAAAGAGGACACAGGTTCAATTTTCACGATCAAGGAAAAAGCGGATAAGGCATTAAAGGAAATCGACGAGCAGATTGAAACCTATTACGCTCTTTTGGATTGCGTATCATGAGAGTCATACAAAAAGAAGACCTGAGAGACCTGAGAAAAAACCGGCAGATTCTAAGCAAGGAAACTGCACCGGAAAAGAAGCCTGAGCCTAAAAATGAGCTGATTGAAACCCTGAAAAGGCTGACGGCCGCAATGGAGCTGGCCATCGCAAGACCGGCCCCACAGGTGACGGTTGAGGCCCCGGTAGTCAACGTGGACATACCCAAGCCGGCAAACAAGTGGAAATTCAAAGTAGGCAGAAACAACAGCGGGTTTATATCGGACATAATCGCCGAGCGGCTGGAATGAACTTGAGGTTTACATTCGTATCATAACCGCCGAGATGACCGGCGCATGGGAGGGTGAGAAGTGGCACTAAAAAACTTTGAATTTATCCAGGGCAAAATTGTTCCGAGGCCGTGGGGCACAGAATACCGATTTTCGGCAAAAGATCCTGATGGCAGAATTTGGAACGAAATTGTGATGTTGCCTGATGAAAAAGCCGACGAAAAAACTATTCAGGGTTTGATACAAGCTCATTTGGATAGGGTGTCGGTAAAAATGTCGGACGATATTCCACTGATAATAAACATAGATGATCAAGCAGTTGAGAAATATTTGATTGAACATGCATATATCGAGCCGAATCAGACATTGAGTGATGTCAAAACAGCGCTTGCAAAAGAAGCAACGATTGAGGCGGTGAAATAATGGCAACACGATATGCGGTGGCAAGCGGGGTTTATTCTGATGCGGCTAATGTCTGGTCGGATACAGATGGTGGTGCTCCGGGTTCATATGTTCCGGTTGACGGCGATACGTTTGTGGTACTGGCCGGAGTAAATGTCAAGATGGACATAGATATGTCTGCCTGGACTGGTCTGGCCGGAGCAAATACTATTCGCGGCGGGGCAACTCCCGGAATGCTGTATTTTGCCAACGGGGATGATGGGCATCTGAAATTCCGTACTGGCGCAACTCTGGTCGGGACAACCAGCACTAATCGCGGTCGGCTGTTGGCAAACTCCGATGGCTCCTGGGGTACAACTACGGCGCTGCAAAACAGCAATAAAGCTGTGATTGATATGCAGGGCACAGCAAAAATTATTGCTACGGATTTAGACATTGCGCTTTATTGTACTCAGCCGGCAAATTTGTTTGTACACTGCTACGGCACCAAATACAATTTTACAGGAGATACGGCGGTTGATCCTGCCACCGATATAATCGATTTGGGCACTCCCCCTCCTGCTGCCGGAACAGATGTAATTTTGTTGCCAAACGGAGCAGCAGTTTTGCCGACTGGATTGTTAGCTGATTGCGTATATTATGTCAGAGCTGTTGTCGGCAATACCTGTAAACTGGCGTTGACAAATTCCGATACTCCGATAGTTGATATTACCGCCGATGGATCGGGTACGATCAGCATGCTAACAGAGCAGGCCAGCGGCACAGCAATATTAAATGTTTTTGAGGACGTTACTGCCGATGCGCCCTGGAGCGCTGCTGCGGGGCATGATAGAGTGGTATTGGCGGATGCTTTAGCTCCAGAGAGTTACGATCAGCAGCGCACCACGATTGCTTCCATAGATAGCGCCAGCCAAATTACATTAGCGGAAAACGTAGATTCTGCACAATTCGCCGGTGCAAGATTATATTTGAGCAGTCGCAACATAAGTGTGCGATCTTACAATAATGTTGCGACCCAAAATATCGTAGAATATTCCACCGATAGTACCCACGGGGGGGTGTTTCAGTGCGAAATTGTAAACACATACGGAACAGGCACATCGTTTTATGGCTCCGGCATTAACTACGGCTCCGGGCACACGATGTCCGGAACCGTGATGGGATGCACCTACGGCATTAACTCCGGCTCCGGGCACACGATATCCGGCACCATGATGGGATGCAACTTCGGCATTAACTCCGGCTCCGGGCACACGATATCCGGAACCGTGATGGGATGCAACTACGGCATTAACTCCGGCTCCGGGCACACGATATCCGGCACCATGATGGGATGCAACTTCGGCATTAACTCCGGCTCCGGGCACACGATATCCGGCACCATGATGGGATGCAACTTCGGCATTTACTCCGGCTCCGGGCACACGATGTCCGGCACCATGATGGGATGCACCTACGGCATTTACTACGGCTCCGGGAACACGATATCCGGCACCATGATGGGATGCAACTTCGGCATTTACTACGGCTCCGGACACACGATGTCCGGCACCATGATGGGATGCAACTACGGCATTTACTCCGGCTCCGGACACACGATATCCGGCACCATGATGGGATGCAACTACGGCATTTACTACGGCTCCGGGAACACGATATCCGGGACAGTAAAAAATAACACTTACGATTTCCGGTTTCCAGCCGGAAATATAACTGTCAAATCAGGCGCAGACGTAACTTATAATTTGTACGAACGAAATGTTGTGGGCTATATAGGGCGAATTTCACAAGAGGATTTCGGGCAGGTGTTTGGGACTCACAAGGTCACTGATGCATTCGGTGATGTTTTAAAAACGGCGTGCGATGGTACAGGAGACGCGCCAAGCCAGGACCCGGATGGGGCTAACGGATACTGTGTCGAGGCGAGCAATATACAATTAAATTTATCCAGCATTAATCCCTTATTGCTTGTTCCAAACCAGAGGATCTGGCTGACGGCAGCAGAGCACACCATTACATTTAAGGTGCAGACAACGTATGCAGGCATTTCAGCCGGGAATTTAAAATTATCCGCATCGTATATCAGCACGGAAAGTCCCGTCGCACGCACCGTAGCAACAAACGCACCGGCAATCAGCCAAAGAGGTAGTGCTACTGATTGGACGCAAACTCTGGCGGTAACGATTACTCCCGCTGTGGCAGGTTTTGTTGATCTAAAAATTGAATTAATGGAATATGAGGACGGTAATGAAGTGTACATTTGGCCGACTCCGGTGATCAGCTAATGGCGACCGATAAAACAGCAGTATGGCATGATGGAGAATGTGTACTCTGGTACACGCCGACCAGTAATTTAGATGTATTTTGGAGCGATGGCGAAGCGTGTTTGCTGGATGAATATGTAGCCGCCGGGGGCGAGTCGATTCCGGTTGCTATGCACCATTATCTACATAATTTAGGGAGATAGTAAATGTTCATACTTCGACAAAGCACAGTAAAAGATATAAAGCTTGGTCCGTTTGTGGATAAAACTGATGGTGTTACCTATGAAGTCGGCATGGCCGCTGCAATGGATCATGCCACCACGGGAGTAAGGCTTTCAAAGAATGGAGCGGCCTTTGCAGACCGGGCTGAAGCAACAGAACCAGTCTATGACGCATTTGGCTACTACCTTGTAAAGCTGGACACGACCGACACAAATACAGTTGGAACGCTGAAGGTTATCTTTGGCGATGTGGCTGTGTGCCTTCCTTGTGAGGCCAATTTCCAAGTTATCGAAGAAGCTGTTTTCGATGCTTTGTATGCCGCTTCTGCAGCAGGCTTTGGCACGGCACAGACCGGCGATGCCTATGCTATTGTCGCCCATGCTGATTATGGCAACGCCAAACTCGTCCGTTCCACCACTCCGGCAAACCCGCTTGATGTTTCGGCTACGGGCGAAGCGGGGCTTGACTTTGCGAACATCAAAGACGCAACCGGGCCGCACACCCTGGCCAATATCACAGTCCCCACAGTAACGACCACGGGAACTTGCACGACCAATACCGATATGAGAGGGACGGATAGCGCCATGCCTGCCACCGAAGACGGGTCGAGCTTCACGGCTTTGCCTGCCGTCACCCTGGCCAACGGCGCACACGGCGGGGCAGCGGCCACGATCGCCCTGCAAACGCCCATTAATGCCAATGTGTCCAGTCAGAACAATATCGATTTCGGGGCAGCGCAGAAAGCGAGCATCACGGCGGCAGTTCCTACGGCGGCGCAAACAAGAGCCGAGATAGATACGAACAGCACGCAGCTTGCGGCGATTAAGGTTATTACAGATGCCCTCACGGCGGCGGCGGCGGCAAAGCTGGCGGCAAGCGCGGGGACGATTGTATCAGCGGCGGCAGCGGCCGGAACGCTATCGACTACGCAGATGACAACCACGCTGACGGAAGCAACAAACGACCACTATTCGGGACGTGTCGTAATTTGGACCTCCGGGGTTTTACAGAATCAAGCAACCGATATAACCGACTATGACGGCGCAACCAAGATGCTGACTTATACGGCTGTAACCGAAGCGCCCACAGCAGATGACACTTTTATAATCGTGTAAAGAATGAATGGCTATTTACACCCAGCTATCGCCAACAGCGACACCCGGAAAACGGTACAGCTTTCTACCCAAAGACGAAGCGATATCCGAATCCGGACCCCACACCGGGAACTTTACGGCGCTTTCGGTAACGGGAACGCCGGGGCAGATTCATTCGTTTCTGGCAAAGACCGAGGTTACGCCGGAAGCCGGGCCGCATACCGGAAGATTCACAGCCTTGTCGGTCTTGGGGCTTCCGGGCGGGATCAGGGTTTTTTCGGCAAAGACAGCCTATGTGCCGCCGGTTACTCCGCCGGTCGTTCCTACAGTACCGAGCTATGGCGGCGGCGGGGGTTCATTTTACGGTGTTCAGCAGGATTATTACTGGCGCAAAAAGGAAGAACTCAAACAGCTACTTGAAAAAGAAGACAACGAACTCATGGAAATCATTCAAATCATAGTAGCGAGCGGGGTATTAGATGGCTAGCCTTGCCAAATGCATAGAGATTCATAAACTATCGAAGTTTGAGGCCGATAAATTACAGGCATCCGCCAAAGCCTACCGGGACGAAGGGTACGCCGGGAAAGATGCGAATATCGGGGCGGTGAAAGACGCTATCCGAGACCTTGAATCCGAGAGGGCGGACATCCTACGGCAGATCGGGGAGAAAATTAAAGAGGCCGAGAAACAAACCAAACCCGGCAAGGCATGGATTAACGACCAGCAGAGGCCCATCTATGCCGTCAAAACACTTAAGGACAAGCGGAACAAAGGAAAGGTTGTCGTTACTCTGGACATGGGGAAGGTCAAGAAGATTGATGAATCTAAGATTATTGAGTGGCCGGGGGCTCCCGTTAAAAGATTCGATGTCGGCAAGGCCCTAACCAAAGAAACCGACAAAGGTACTGCCTTATTCTCCAAGCGCACCTTCAAGCCCTCGATAGGATCACCTGTCAGGTTACACTTGCCAGGCGATAAGCATGGCAGGGATGGTATAACCGGAAAAATAGAAAAAAAATCGGGGAATACTCAGTGGCAAATCAAACTTGATAATCGTCCCGGAAGCATGGTTCTCAGCGAAAACGAATTTACCGTTATATCTTCAGAGGCATATCAACATCCGTCACCAGAAGAAAACACTCGTCTTGTTGACGAGTTCATAAACAGCAAAAGGGGCGGGAAGATAACTGTCGAGCGCCCGGAAGCGGGTGAAAGAATATGGCGGGTTATCTGGGACAGCCCCACCGTTGATATGACGCCGAACACATTATCTGATGTTAATCTCGCGGATTCCGATGACACATTCCCGGAACTGAGGTCTATCCACGTTACGCATGATCCAGAGTATTGGAGAGATAAACTCAAAGAAGACTATGGGCGGGACGCGCGAAGTCATATAATCGAAATAGAAACGATGGAAGGCGACGCCATTACGTCAGACCCACAGTATGCTATCCCTGATGAAGATGGCCACGTGGCCCATAGTGCTATTTTGGTAACATCAAGAAAGGTATTAAAACGGCAAAAAATACCTGGTGAAAGAGTTTTCTTTCAAAGACGCACCTTCAAGCCCGTTGACGTGGAATCGCCGGAGTTTAAACGATGGTTTAAGGAAAGCGCAGCCACGGAAGATGGCAAGCCGGTTGTGGTGTATCACTCAGGATCTTTCAGGGCGGAGGAAGATGGTGGATTCATAATTGACGAGGATGGCGGTATTCATTTTGGAACAGAAGATGCAGCCCGCGCAAGGATAGGCGGAAAGGCTGTTGATGAGGCATTATCGAGCATAGAAACATTTCAAACCGATGACGGAACCTGGAGTTATGCAATAGATGGGGTTGAATATGGCGACGGGTTTGAAACAGAAGATGAAGCGTATGCCGATGCCGAGGAAATGGCTTCACAAACTGAGGCCAGCGACGAAGATTATGACGAATCATCCATTACGCCGGTTTACTTGTCAATCCAGAATCCAAAGGTTGTTACAGATCAGGGAACAGAATGGACGGAAACGATAAAAAAAGCCAAGAAAGAAGGCCATGACGGAATTATCTACACGAATCAATACGAAGATAAGGGGTCATTTTCTTATATCGCCTTCTCCCCCACCCAAATCAAATCCGCCGTATCAAACACCGGGGAGTTTTCTTCAAGTGATCCGAGGATTCAGTTTTCGAGACGACAGCTTGACGAAATAAATGCTTACGACGACGCCCTGTACGTTCACGAATACCCATCCACCTACGGAAAAGGGCCGCTATCCGATGAACAGAAAAGAGTCAGAAAGTTAGGGTATGGAATCAAAAGCCTTGACCCGGATGCGGTCAAAGAAGTTGCGGGGGAGTTGGCTGATTTAATTCCGGGCGACAAATCAAAAGCCATCCTTATACCTATACCAGGCCACACAGGGGAGACAGCCTCAAACCTTGCTATCGCAAACAGAATTGCCAAAATTACCGGGGCCAAAGTTAAAGACGTTCTAAAGCGGCAGGTCGGGCCAAGCCAGAGAGATCAGCGCCTTGCCGGAAGGCGGACCATGCGGCCGGAAGAATTTGGCATGGTATCGCTTGATAACGGCAGGGTTTTTGTAAAAAATGAGAGATACAGCGAAAAGCGCGGCGAGGACGGGCCATTCCATGACGCCTGGGTTCTTTCTGATAAAAATGGAAACAGGGTCAGTCAATTAAGGTTTACGTCGGAAAGCTCCGCAAAGAAAGGGGCCGACAGAATTAATAAAACTGCGCTGTCCAATGTCTATTTTGTTGATAACGTCATATCTTCCGGTGCGACGATCCGGGCGGCCAGGGATGCTGTAGGCGGCGGCAGGGGCCTTGTTTATGCGAAAGCGAATCCAAAGGGTACGAAGTTTCAAATGCGGACACCAGCCGTAACCGACTTCATCACCAAGTGGGAAAATAAAGGCGTCAACATAGCCGTTACCGAAACCGACAAATCCCTTGACCTTCTGACTCTGATCGTCCCTGAAAACATGAGGGGCAAGGGGGCCGGGACGGACTTTCTGAATGAGCTGGTCAAGCTATCCGACAGAACCGGAAAACCGATTGAGCTTTTAGCTTCGGAACCCGGAACGGCAAAAGCCGCGGCCGCCGAAAAACTAAAGGACTTTTACGGACACTTCGGGTTTGAAGTCACGAAAGAAGAACCGGACGGCTCAGGGTACTGGATGGGACGCTGGCCGGCGAACATAATCAGTGGCGCCGATATTCAATCCTTGACTCCGCGCGAGAAAAATGTTCTAACCAAGCAGGTCAAACTCAGACAAAACATTTCAAACCCGACCGACTCAGACCTTGCCGATTTTCTTGACGATGCCATTTCAGATAATGGGCTTCGCAACGGCTTTATCGACAGGATTTTCAACAAAATAGGAGGGGAAACCGATGCCCTGTATTTATCTAAAAGACGGGACCCGGCTCAACCTACGGGAAGGGGCCTTGCAAGACGAAGGCTTCAAGAGGGCCTTAAAGAGTGGGGTTATCGAAACACTGATACAATCTTTGTCAAAGCACTCGGACTCACAAAAAAAGAAAAAGATGTTCAAAAAATCGCCAAAGCGTTAGGCTTTGACCTCTATTATTTTAAAACCACCGATCCTGGCATAGACCTTATAAACGGGGTTGTCCTTTCAAATTATCCCGATGTCGTATATGTTAATTCCAACACCCCGAACCCGTTAATTCAAGTCACAGGGCATGAGTTTGTCCATTTCCTGAAAAGAATCCATCCCGATCTTTACTACTTCCTTGACGATTGCCTGAAAAGGAACGTAGTCGATTTCAAAACGTATCTTGACAAGCTGAAAAAGGACTTCCCGGACTATCCATTCACAAAGGAACGGGGGAAAGAAGAACTCTACGGCGATTTTATAGGCGACCAGTGGACCAAGCCCGAATTTTGGAAAAAACTCAATCAGGAAAACCCGTCCCTTACCAGAAGACTTGCCGACTTCATCAATTCAATCATCGAAAAAATCAAACGGGCGGTTAAGAGATACATCCCGACCTCAGAAAAGTATTTCAAAGATATTGATTACGCTCAGGACGTGATTGCAAAGGTAATGAGCGAGGCGGCTTTAAGGGCCGAAAAGGCTTATGAGGGGAGCACCCGGGGCAACGTATCTCTTGATGAAAATGAATTGTTTATCCCTGGTAAATACGATGAAGTGAACCCGATAGAAAATATCCAAGTGGTTGACAGAAAGACAGCAAAAGACACGCCATCCTTCTCCCGGCGTACCAAAGACGACCTTTCGGCAGACGCACTCCTTGAAAGATACTTCGGTAAACAGGCGGTTCAGCCAATGCCTGCTGCGCTACCGTCTGATATAAAACCCCAAAGGGCTATTGACATCGAAAAAGAGACCGGCAAAAGCAAGGTCGCATTTGAGCCAAAACATTTTGACCTGTCCAAAGAGGGAGTAAAAAACCTTGCTGTAAAAGCCTACACGTCCTTTTTCATGCAGGAGTACCCGGTAAAGCGTTTCTTTGCCAAGGCTGGACCCGAGGCAGAGAAGGCGGGAGAAGAACAGATCCGACGCATGCGCGGCGCTGGCGGGATTACCGAGGCCATCCTAACGGCCAATAGTAAGACGCCTTTTATCGAACTCGCTAAGGATGGGGTTACAGAATACTCTCATTTAGGGGAAACCTCGCTTCAGAAGATTTTAAAACCCCTTAACAATAAGAAACTTTATCAGGATTACGAACGGCTGAGAGAGGCCGAAAGGGATCTTGCTCTTTCCGTCTTCCGAAAAGATGACATAGAAAAGGGGAAGCTCAAAGGGATTGACCCGGACAATTCGCAGAAAGTGATCAGCCTCTTAAAGGCCAAGTACGGGGCCAATGGATTCAAGGGCCTTCGGGATATCTCGCGCGAGCATACCCGCTTTGAACAAGATGCTGTTTTAAAAACCCTGCTGAAATCCGGCTGGATGTCTCAGGAGAGTTATGACGCCATTACGGACCGTCCAGAGTCTGAATTTTACGCTTCCTATTTAAGGGAAATGGAGGACGTTGAAAAAGAAAATGTTGGCAGCGGCGGAGATCCCGTAAAAAGGATTTATGGATCTGAAAAAAGAAAAATCCCGTCAACTGAAGGGACTATCGGGAATATCCTCCGCACTGTCAGGCTGGTTGAAAAATTACGTCTGAATAAAGCCGTGGTTGCTATAAAAGACTTGTCTCCTGAGCTTGAAAAGATGATCACCGAGAAAAAACCCCGGTTTAAAGCGGTTACAATCACTTTCCCAAAAAGAGACGCCAGCAATAAATTCATAAAGGACGCTGACGGCAAAAGAGTTTATCAAACAAAAAAGGTTGCTGTTCCCGTCGGGCCTCCGGCTAACACAATCACCATTGCCGAAGATGGGAAAAAGAAATATTACGAGCTTCCTTCGGACGTTATGAAGGCCATAGATAATTATTCGCCAAAGAGCGTGAATGTTGCCATTAAACTGATGTCTTATCTGACAAGACTTCTCCGGGCGGGCGCTACGTTGTCATTCGAATTTATTGTTAGAAACCCTGTTCGTGACCAGTTTTCCGCATTTGTCTATTCGAAGTATGGGTACAATCCTACCGACTTTGTAAAAGGGATCTTTCACGCAATCCGTATGGACGATCTTTACAAGGAATTCAAAGCCTCCGGCGGGGAAAACTCATTCTTTGTTTCTTTGGACAGAGAAGCGGTAAACCTTCGCGCCAGAGATATGACGGGAATCGGAAATAAAATAAAGTATGTCAAAAATCCCGTTGAGGCCTTGAGGATTTTATCTGAATTTTCCGAAAAAGGAACCAGGGTAGGGTTATACGCAAAAGCCAGAAAAAAAGGCGCGACTATCCAAGAGGCCATGACGGAGGCCAGGGAAGGAACGCTTGATTTCGGCAGAATCGGGACGGAAAAGGCTATGAATCAGATAATAGCCTTTTGGAATGCGAACCTTCAAGGAACTGACAAGCTCTTTCGGGAGAGGAAGAACGGAAAGGCAATGATGAGGGCTGTTATGGGAATTACCATTCCGTCAATCGCCCTCTGGATGCTTAATCATGACGACGATCGATACAAAGAATTGCCAGCTTGGAGGAAGAACTTTTTCTGGAATATCATCATTGACGACTGGCCCATTATCTCAATTCCAAAACCGTTTGAACTGGGAATCATATTCGGGTCTTTGCCTGAGCGAATTCTTGACTGGATCTTCCTGAACGACCCGGAGTCCATGAAAGACATTGCGGTTGCGGTGGGAGAAGCGGCCACCCCTGGGCTTATTCCGACAGCGGCTTTACCCATTATCGAACATATCACCAATTACAGCTTTTTCCGTGGACAAAGACTTGAGCCGCAGAGCATGGAGAACCTTCCCAACTGGATGCGCTATGGGTCAGGAACAACGGAATTGGCAAAAAAAGCAGGGAGGTTAATTGATGTCTCACCGCTTAAAATCGAAAACTGGGTACGGGATTGGACGGGTTCTCTTGGTTATAGCGCACTATCTGGCTTTGATAAACTTTTTATGGGGGATGACATCCCTGATGTTGGGAAAAACTGGTATGAAATAGCTCCCGGCATTAAGGGTTTTGTGTCCAGGGAGCCGATAGGGTCCGGATCAAAATCCGTTGAGCAATTCTACGAGAACGCTAAAGAAGTACTTTCGGCAGACGCCGGCGCAAAGTTCCTATCCAAAAGCGCAGACCCCGAAGAATTTCAGAAGTTTGCCAAAAAACAACGGTCACAAATTGCCGTTGCCACCGGTGCACGCAAGGCGCTTGATCAGATGTCTATGGTCCGTCAAAATATACAGAAAATAATTAATGCAAAAAACGTTTCTTCCGCTGAAAAGAGAAAGCAGATTGACAAGCTAAACGAATTGATTACGAAACGGGCGCAAGCCTTTAATAAGGTCTACGACAAAATAGTAAAGGAGTAATTCTAATGGGAAATCTAATTACATCGACCAGTGTTTATTTCGGTAGAACCCCTTCTTCCGCCGAAATCGCAGCCGGAAAAGTGCCCGATGGCGTTACGGTAGACATTGCGGCGACCGCCGATGCTTCCAGCGCATTGTTTTTACCTGTACTTTTCAGATCTGCAAGCGAAGCGGAAATTTACAAGAAAATCAGGGGTAAATGGCTGACCTCTCTACTGACAACCCCGTCATTTCCCGGACCGACAAACCTTTATGGCCTTTACATCGTGGAAGGGGTCACGGCAACGTCTGATTTTGTCCTGAACTCTCCCACATTGGCGATCGGCACAACGACAACCCACGTGTCTACGGTGGCATTTAACTTTGTGATTAACGGGGTCCAGTATTACAAAGCGGCGGTTGCAGCCGGGACCGCTCCGGGGAATGATGTCATTGTCCAGAGCAAATACGGCGCAGTCGCATTTGACATCGGAGCCAACGGAACCATTGACGCAATCGAGGCCACGGACCAAGTAGCGCAAGAGTTCACCACGGCGGCGGCGGCGGTTGCAGCCCTGCCGGCAGCGGCGAGCGATCACGTCCGGCTTGGATGGGTTACGGCGACCAAATCAGACGGTGCGTTTACTTTCGGCGGAACGGCTTTAAGTGTGGGGAACACAACTGTTGTCTATTATTCCACCGTTCCGCAATTCGACATCCTGGGCGGGGCCGGACAGAACCGATCAGCGACAGCAGCGGAAACGACACAGCCACGGAACTCAGACGGGGACAATGCTTACCATTTCGTTTCTGATTCCCTAATGGTGATCCCGGTCAACAATTCCGTCAATTCAGCGGTCACGACAATCAAGCTGAAATTCAATTAAGGGGGGCTTATGAAACGCATCCTCTCTTTATTTTATACCTCTATGACTTTCGGCGGCGGGATTCCGGGACAATTTGTTGGCCCGCCAATGGCCAGATGGTCAAAACATGGAACCGTCACCCAGGCCAACCTTCGCCTTTCAGCCGTTGACGGCGCGGCGCACGTGGATATCTACGGCTCTTTATGGGACGGATTAAAAGGCAGGTGGGAAGCAGATAATTCTGGCGCAGATACAAGCGGCTACGGGAATACTGGTACGTTGATAGGCGGGGCTTCGTGGGACACAACTGCAAAATTTGGAACTCATTCCCTGCTTGTTGATGGTATAAATGGCAGGCTCGATGTTGGCAATGCTGCGCCTTTGAATCAGTTTGGAAATGGATCGTGGTGGGTGTCGTTCTGGATGAAGTCGGGGGCGACGATTAAAAATTTTGGTAATATATTAAGTAAAAGTACATTTGTTGTACGTTCAAATGGCACAACAAATCAGTTAAATGTATATATTATAAAAGGGACTGGGGAAGTAGTCAATTTTTCAGTGGTAGGACCTGGCGCATCAAACATATTTGATCAAACTTGGCATCATATAATTTTAGCAATAGATCGTTCCGAAGACCTATTAAAGTTGTGGGTTGATAAAGTTCAAAATGCAACAAAAGCAGACATATCCACTTTTCCAGTAGATGGGAGCAGTGCGTTTAATCTCTTTTGGGGATCAAGTCCTGCAGGAAATTATCCCTACGATGGCCGCCTCGACGAAATGCACGTTTACCAAGGCATCCCTACGCAAGCGCAGATTGATGCGCTGTATGATAATTTTACCAGCCAGAATGTTCTGACCGGCAACCTTACGAAAAAGCTGGAACTCTACGACTCAGCCGGGAAGAAGCTCGCGGGGTATATTGCGGCGGCGGGAGACGGGGAAGACACGGGGGCGGCGCTGAATGTGAGTAATTGCATCAACGCTTCTTACGATACTTTTGACGGAGCCTCAACTACAGGTTTCCACGTTATTTCAGATGGGATTGGGACTGCTCGTGCTGGAACGGAGGACGAAATTGCAGTTACTGCCAAATGGCTGATGAAATACACTTTCACGGTCAGTGTTACTTCTGGGGAAGCTCCGAACGTGCGACTATTATCAACTTTTGCCGGGACAGTTTTAGGCCGTGGACTTGTTAGTAGCGCTGCTGGCGGGAATACAATCTATGATGTTATTACCGTGTCTGCCACTGGTCTTTTACAGTTTCAAACTGCATCTGGTGTTGCAGCAGAATATACCATCGCCAATCTTGCCGTGAAGCAAGTCACCGGCCCCTCCGACACCGGTGTAACTATCGAATCAGCCCCAGGTGCGGGAGATGGGATTTGGACAAGCCAGGAGGCGGGGTTTAACTACAACGCTACATCTTACCGATACAGGATAACAAGATGAAAAAGCTGATTATCATACTGGCAATCCTTCTCGCAAGCTGCGGCTGGCACACGCGGGATAAGGTTCTCTTTGGAACGTTCACCGCCTTGAACCTCGCCGACATAGCCCAAACAGCCTACATCTACGATCACCCGAAAGAGTTCAGAGAGGCCAATCCGATTATGGGCAGGAACACGCACGTTCCAATCATGGCGGGGGTAAATGTCGCCGCTTATTTTTTCGCTGATTACCTTGAGCCTGAACATAGGACGTGGTTCCTGGTGCCAATGGTTTTACTGAAAGGGGTAGTTGTTTTCCATAACAATTCACTTGGAGTTGGGTTCGCAATGCCATTTTGAAATGATGCTGGATATGCTGGATAATTTAGAATCAATCAAGGAAATGTTCGACGAGGCTAGTATAGACGAGCAAAACAGGTTTCTTTTTAAAGTGCTCATGGGGTTAAGGGACGAAATGCGAAAAGGGTTTGATGGCGTAAACACATCAATTGGCGAGATGAAAAACGCCTGCGATTGCAGAAAAGGCAACTGCCTTGAAGCATTCGTAACAAAAAAACAATCTCGGATATTCGGGATAATGGTTGCCCTGTTTGCTGCCGGTCTTGGTATCGGAACCGGGGTAATCACGTGGCTGGAATTGGCGAAGGCGATAAAATGACGGTCTGGCTTAAAATAGACGTATGCGGAGACCTGCAACCCATCGTGGCGAAGGCCAGGGGTAAGGTCGCTAAAATATATCAGGATCACGGCGAAGATCTCTACATCACGTCCAAGCGCGACGGAATTCACAGTTTAGGCTCCCTTCACTATGAGGGTTTGGCTTTCGATTTTCGCTACCCCGTGAGGCCGATTGATGGGCTTGTCGAAAAAATCAAAGCAGCGCTTGGGCCGTACTTCGATGTTATCGCAGAAGGAGACCACCTTCACGTTGAATACGACCCCAAGCATAAGTTGTAAGTGTCCTGCTTGCCATTGCGAAAAAAACAGTCGGGAGCTTTGTTCGTGCATCTATTTTGAGGACGGGAAGTTAAAATCACGGGGGGAAAGACCATGAAAGAACTATCGCCCGGAATGAAGATTGCGCTGTTGATCATGCTTATTTCGTTCCTGTATATGTTCTCAGTGACATTTTTTCCGATGCCGGAAGCTGGAAGCGAACACTCTAAAACCATTGTCGGCTTTCTATTGGGCACGGCCTTTAGCACCCTGATCAATTATTATTGGGGTAACAGTTCAAGTCGGAACAGCGGGCCGGAAGATGAAAAATGAACGACCTGACGACCTACGAGCTTGTTAGAGACAACATCAAGCCGGGGGATATGGTATCATTCTCCGGGAACGGTGTCCTATCCTGGCTGATTAAGCGGTGGTCAAACAGGTCTCATATCGCCTGCATCGGGTCCAGCCCCACGATTCATCATGAGCGAGTCCTGATCATCGAGGCCGACGAGGGAGAGGTAAACGTCCGGGCATTGTCTGCAAAGTTGTTAAAATACAGCGGTATAGCATACTGGCATCCGCTAAAACCGGAGCTTGATTTGTACCGGGACGCCATAGACGCCTTTCTTTGGCGCACAATCGGCGTTCATTATGATTACGACTCACTTTTTAAAAACATCGTCTGCCGGGTCTCAAGCGATGGGGAAAAGTTTTTCTGTTCTGAGCTTTCGGGGGAGTGCATCAAGCAGATCAAACTGGAAGCCCTCGAAAAGTTCCTGCCGGATAAGTACCTGCAAAAACTGTTAGACGGGGTTGCCCTTCGACCGGGGGACGTTGCCGGCCTGCCGATATTCCTGCCGGAAGTTAGGCTGATTTAGCGGGAAAGCGGAGGAAGCTAAGACACCTCCTACGGGCCGCAACCTATGACAGCGCGGCCCTAATGGCTAACTTTCCATGGCTTCAAGTATGGTATTTTTTTTACAATCCGGTATCTGGCCGGGACTTCTAAAATTTTCCCGGCAAAAGTCCATACCGAAAAAATAAAACTCTTATTCCGATCTGTGTCCGCCGGCATCCGGTCCACCTGTTCAGTCCCGATGTGTAGGCAAAACGGCGAGTCCGAATAATCCTCAAACAAGAGTTCCAGAGCGTCCGCTCTTCCCTGGTCCGGCCACGTGCCCCGTGACACAATAACCTCTTTTGCAAGCAATGTGCCGTCTATTTTCATATTGTCAGGTATCAGCAGCCGGAATGCGCTGGCGTTAATGGACAGATAAACATATCCTTTTGCGGAATATTCAGAGGTCCAGTAATTTGATGACACGATTTCAGGGCCGTTGTTTTCGATTGTGATTAAATTCATTTCCCGCCTATTTCCCCTGAGATTTTAAGCGTAAGTTATTGATTTTATTAAATGTCATCCCTTTTCTCCTTTCTCGACCCTGGTTGTCCCGGTGCGCATTCTTTTCCGGTCTGCCGCTAAAGCCGGTGCGATCTCCGCATCTGGTGGAGTGAATTGTTATACAACCTTTAAAAACGATTCTGTTGGCTTTCCGGTAATCAAGCTCATAGCAAAAGCCTTTGTAAAATCTGGAGCTTTATCAAACTTACAACCCTTTACCCACCGCCCACCATCGTAAGCAGCAAAACAATATCTCGGATTTTCACCGTAATTAAATTCGCACACAGTAGAGTTGGTTTGTTTACCACAGCCCTCACAGATAAAGGTTGTCATAATATCCTCTGGTGTATAACATATAATAGATGGAAAAATTTCCGCTTATACCTGATCTGCCTTCAATTCGCCGTCCGGGTCCAGGCAGATGGCGGCGGCTCGGAGCATTTCCGAATATACCGGCTTCCATTTCAGCATGACCGCCCATGTGTCGGGCGAAAATGTTATCGGGTCTACACCGTAAAGCCTGCCGACTAAAATCAGCAGGTCTTTCCGCAGCTCTGCCAGCTCGATTTCCGCTTCCCGCGCCAAGTCGGTCTGCCGAGCAAGCATCTTGGCGTTCAGGGCCAGCTCCGCTTCCTTCTCGGCAAGGGCTTCAATGGCCTTTTCTCCGGCCTGTATCATGTTTGCGGCCCATTCCGGCTCACGTTTAACGACCTGTAAAATATTTAGTGGCTGGTCGTAAGAGTCATAATATATCTTGTCTAAATTCATCCCCTCCTCCTTTCATTTCTTGTAATCCCAAACCAATTCGACGCACGGAAATTTACACGCCTCCCAGGTCGGCTCAGGCTCCGGCGACACAGCGGCGGCGTACAGGCTGGCAAACATGATTAGTCCGGCCAAGATGAGCTTATAAAATAGCTCGGTCGTGAGGTTCATTCAAACAACTCTATTTGCTTTTTCGTCTTTTTGTACCACCGTGATGAATCATCCAAATACCATGCCTGTAGAAATTCTTTTGGATTTGGATATGCCATTTCCTTGCCTTGCTCAACTCGTTTAAAATAAAGTTTTGATATTTCCCTTTCAAATCTCTCGAAAAAGTACGGCCAGCGGTCTCGGTACAGCTTGTGAAGCCGTCCGGTTTTTTCCGAATGATATGGGCACACAACACACCCAATCCGGTCAAAGCCTTCATCATATAGAAAGAGATAAGGCAAATCGTGTTTCTTTATAAATTCCCAAACTTGATATTCTTTCCAGTACAAAATCGGGTAGTATGTTGTACGGCCTTTGTAGGTATTTATACGCGGCCTGCTCGCCCTCCTGCTTGATTCTTCTGCCCTGATTCCTTGTACCTGATCCGTGCCGGTCTTTTTTAACAAGGTGCAGCACCACCTAAGCCTGTCGCTTGGCGGTGAATGCACCGCCAAGTCTCTCCAGAACGTCCGCCCCTTGCGAAATATCTGACAATGCGAATATTCATGCCTGATAAATCTCACGACTTCCGGCGCGTCCAATCCAGTAAATGAATATGTCAGGGTATGTTTTATACCCGATAGTTCCATAAGTTTTGCAACTACAACAGAATCCTTCCCGCCTGAAAAACCGACATCGGTTCCATCCGGAATATTTTGCTGAACAAATTCTACCGCCTCGGCCTCATAATCCAGGATGTCAAGCAGGGGTCTCATTTGGCTTTCGGCCTTTCGCCCCGTTTGTATTTTTGCACTGTGAAATGGATTTCGCACACGGGACACTTAACTGCACCTGGCTTTCTCCCCTTAATCTCATAGTGCGCGATTGTTTTGCAGTAGGGGCATTGTCTCGCAAGCCCCGCCAGCTCATGTCCGTATTTGTTTTCAAGCGCGTGTCTCATGGGCGCAGGTCTCCCTCCGGATCGATTACGACGTCTGCCGGGTTAAACGGCGCCGGGTCGGTCGTGCCCATTTCGGATTCGTACAAAGCCAGAATGTTTTTCAGGACTTCAATCACATATCGAACGGATACATTTGAGAATGCAAGTCGGCCTTCCAGCGATTCCAGCACGGCTTTCAGGGTTTTGATGTGTCTTGGTTGCATAACTCCCCCTTTAAAAAATAGCCGGGAAAATATTTCCAAATGGCTCGTAAACAATATTCCCGCCCTGAATTTTCGCCGTCATCCATTGGCCGGTTTTCAAATCTATCCGATCAAAACAGATGCCCAGTATTTTACTCGATTCAAACGGGACTGGACCATCGAAAATACCGGGCATTCCGGGAGTATCTTTCAGGCATCTCCAGCACCAGACCATATGTTCAAACTCTGACCATTCGACATACTGGTTTCCGCACAGGTCGCAATACACTTCGTATGCCGCCGGCGGCTGGACGTAGATCCAACTGCGCTTTTTTATCATGGCTTCCTCCGGCCCCATTGCGGGCCATGCTTTACTACCATGTGGCAATGAATACATTCAATTTTTCCGTTTTCCGCCGAATCATCTCCGCCAGCGCCGCGGCTCTTAATATGGCTGAAATAACTCCTTCCAAATGATATTGGTTGATGACAGGTCTCACAACGGCCATAGGCACGGTTGAAATACAAATCACGTTTCACCTTGCTAAGTTGAGTCGAATTTAGCCTAATGGCCTTGTGCTTCGGGTCTGGTGTCATTTTGTTTCTATCCTTGCACGGTTTGAAATATGACATTCCAACGTCGAAAATTCGTCTTCAATCCATTCGGCAACGTCTGAAACTTTTTCGGCATTGCGAAGTTTGATCAAAACTTTTTCAATGATATTTTCTATCTCGTTTTTTTCTGGAATCCATATTTCCATGTTCCTCCCTCTGGTTTTAACGGCTTCAATCCTTGATTTCTTTTAATGCTTTATACGCCTTTAGCATTTCCACAACGTCCCCGCTCATGATTGCCTTATCAGCGGCTTGCAATTCCTTTTCAATCATGTATGCGCCGAACCTTCCGACAGGGCCTATTTCTTTATAGTGGCCCAACACCTCACGGACTCTCGCTTGTTCTTTTGGAAGCAGTTCTCCTAAACTTGGACTTGACATAATCCCTCCTCCCCGGTTTTCACGGCTGACCGGAAACCGTTTGAGGGTTATTCATCCCTTGCGATAGATGCGTTAGCCCACATTACAGCTTCTTCCAGCTTGGTAAACGCAAGAGATCTTTCGCGTGAAGCAGGGCAAAGCCCTTTGATTAGATATGCAAAAGATTTTGCATCGTCTCTAATTTTTTGATAACGTGTTTGTTGACCTCCCTTTGGTGCGTGATAGGTAAAATTGTTCTCAATCATTTTCTCATCCATTTTAAATCACCCCCTTTCGATCCTTGCGACCCCTGCCGCCTTATTTCCGCCGTTTAATCCAGGTTGATAAGAGGGGCCGCAAGGGGGTTATTTGTCAAGTTCTTGGACGGGCTTTCCAACTTCATCCCCGTAATCCAATGCTATTTCAACGCACATTTTTATAATCCGTTTTCTGGCTCTCAATTCCGATTCGGGCAAGTCTGTATCATCAAACACATCAAGACAATCCCGTAAATCTCCAGCCGTGCCTTTCAAGCCATTCGGCAACCGGGGCCAACTGCTCAGGAACGGAACATCGTGCTGTAAATATTTTAACGGTCCGCCCCTCTTCGAGCCACAACTTCACACGATCGAGCATGGCCGGAATTGGAGGGCCGATATATTCGGGACCGACCCATCCATGATATTCCGCAAGCGTTCCGTCCAGGTCTACTCCTATCCAGCCTTTTCCGACAGTATCGTTCATTTCGGATATTCCTCCCAAGTCCGCCCGTCCAGCAGGCGGCCGGCGGCTTTTTTGCCGACGCGGATAGATCTCGATCCGTTCGGCTTTGTCTTGATTTCGTCGTGAAATTGTCCATCTGCACACCGCCATCCGTCATATCCTGGAGGACACTCCTCGGGGTGATAGTCGATCCCGATAAACTCTCCCCATCCCTTAAAAAAGAACGGCACCCCGGCAGCCTGGCATTGATCGCGGTCGTGTCGCGGAATGTCCGGGTGCATCGGTCGCGCTCCGGCTCCGCTTTCCCCGCCGTTAATCAGCCACGCTCTGTTTCCAAGCGCCAGAAATTCGGGCGGATAGGTGATTGCGCCGAGCGCCGGTTCATGGGTGATCAGATAGACCGCAGCCGGGATCTGCAACAGAAGCGGGATGCGTTTGTCGGCCTGCTCCTGCGTTTCGGTGGTGACGCCGAGCCAGAGGTTTTTGATAGGCCATGTGTCTGTCCGCGAAATGCGGAGCCGGTCTTTAGTTAGTAGTCCCATCCGCTCCGGTCTTTTTGTCAGGATTATGAATGTATGCTGAGGGCACAGCGTGATAGTTGCGAGAACGCTTTCTAACAATGTTACCGAAACGTCGGGATGAAACAAGTCCCCCATGCTCTGAACAAATATCCGCTTCGGCTTTTTCCAGCGCAGGGGCTTTTCAAGCTCTTTATGGACCAGCTCAAACTCTGCTGCCCGGCCATTAAACGGCAGGCCATTGCCGAACCGCTTATTCATTGATTCGGCATAGCAATGGTCACAGCCGGGGCTTACTTTTGTGCAATGATATCCCCGGCCGGATTCGCCTTTGATTACGTCCTGGATTGGGTTGATCGTTTCATCCGCCCATTCAATTCTGGTTGGCATCTATCCCCCTGACCTTTCGTATTTTCTTCTGTAAAACCAGGAAATAACAGTGGAATTTCCTGGCATGGTTTTGATTTCGGTACGCTCCCCAGGGCATTACAAAAGATTGCGCTGTTTCTATGGCTTTGATTTCGAGAGGGGTCATAATATTGTATCTGTCCTAAAGAATTTTATTTAGTCCCCATGGCGAAATTATATTTATCTTCCGGGTGCGGAAGAACGATTCTTTTTTCACTGATAGCGTCATGCTCGATGTCATTTAGATACTCCGTGAACTGCTTCACATTCGCATCTGTGGTGCTTGTAAGTTTAACAATCTGATCAGCTAAAAGGGACGCCTCTTTTTCCATGCCGATTTTGTAAACGTCCCTCACGGCTTTGATCATGGCGGCATACTCCGGATCATCACGTTCAAAAATATGAACCAAAAACTTTTTCTTATATTCGTGGTGCATGGAGTCTTTTGTTTCTCCGAGTTCTCCGGCTATAAGCGTAAGCCACATCCAGTAAAGTGAGTTCTGGTCTATCGTCCGGTCTTTGTGGTGTTCCCTGATAATAATTTCATTGATCGGGTCCAGGGGTAATGCCTCGATAACCTTTAAAGCGTTACCCCTGATATGCTCATCCCGTATGACAAAAGTGTGTTTCATCAATTCCCGTTGGGTATCAGGGTTTTAACGTCCTTGCCCTGCTGCCTGTAACAGGCTAAACAGTAAAGAACGAACTCTGCCGCCATATCCGCATCGGCCTTAACTTCATCCCATGTCATGCCGGTTTCACTCGCCGCCTGTTCAAGCAGCGCCGGCGCGATAGTTTTGATCCGGGCATGGATTTTTTCGCACTTCGCCAGCTTTTCTTCCGGCTCCAGACCGGCAAACAGATCGGCCTGGGTTGCGGGTTTATCCGGTTCCGTTACGGTTTGATCCGGTTTAACTGATTCTTTTAGCGCCTGGTGCATCTCGCGCGGGGTCTTGCCGGCGTACTCGATGCCCGCCGCCTTGCAGGCTTCAATCAGGAGGCGGGGCTTGTCGCCCTTGTACCTCTCCATATAATCGGCTGTTGCCGGGTCCCATGCGCCGGACGGCTTCGGCTTTGCGGGTGGCGGCTCCTGGGAGGTTGCCGTCTCGTTTTCCGGCGGCGGTGCGCCCTTTGCGCTACCGTTCCCTTCGCCGGCAGGGGCCGCGCTCTTTTGCTTTTCAAGCCAGCCGTTAAACTGATTCAGGAAGTCGCTGAAATTCTCGACGGCCATGATCTTGACTTCATCCGGTGTTTTATTTAATGCTTTGGCGCTCATGACGACAAACTTTTCAACCATCGGAAGGTCTGAATCGTTGATGATGTTTTTATCCACCAGGGCGGTAAAGGCAGATGTGTCAAGCGGTTCTGTTTTTTCATAACTTCCGTTTTTGATCTGTGACATATCAATGGTCGGAGCCTTGATTTCCGCTTCCTCATAAATGCCTTGAAATTCATCCGGCCAGAGCGTCCGCAAACCTTGTCCTTCAGCTACTTTGGCAATCATGGTCGGCTGATTGTCTTCTTCCCAAAAGCGGGTTGTTTTGCCTTCGCGGGTCTTTTTGATGTACCCTTTAAGGTTGACTTCGATCCGGAACGGGGTTTTCCATCCATCCGGCTGCGCCTCGAAAAATCCCCCGACCAGTTTTTCACCTTCAAGGATAATCCCCGCGCTGTCTCTTAACGAACCATCGGCTTTTTGAACGATGATTCCTTTTTTCCAGCCGACGCAATCCTTTTGCGCCCTGGCCCTGGACCGGAAATAGTCAATACTGGTGATGATTGCGGCCGGATCGTTGCCGTATTTGATAAGATAAGCGTCTTTTTTAAACGGGTTTAATCCCCGCGACTTGCAGACGCCTAAAAAATACATAAGTTCTTGATTGGTTACGGGGCCGCTTCCGGCAACCAAAAACTTTTTGACGTTCTCAAAAGACAGGGTTACTTCCTGGCCGTCCCTTGCCTGGTATTTAACAATTCCTTTTTCTTCACTCATGGAACCTCCTTTGGTTGATTAAATGGTTAAAACTGAAACGCTCCCTTACTTGTGCGGGTAGCGACTTTGGCGACTTTAAAAATCTTGACACCCGAAATATTGCGGGCGCCGGCCTTCACCTGATTATTGACCCACGGACTCAGGGCCTTGATTACTTCGGCTTTCCGGGACTCAAAAGCGGCATCCGGCAGGGCCTTGATGTCAGTGATTTCAAAGCTCCATTCCTCTTTCAGCTTTGCCGTCCCGGATTCCGTTGATACTTTGGTTTCGGCAGGCATCTCTTGGGCGACGACGACCGGGGCGGCCTCGACCATGGCGGCGGCCTGTTGTGCCAATATGGCCGCTTCTCTTTTGGTCATACCTTCGGCAAGGGCGGCTTTCCGGGCGGCTTCGGCGGCGGCCTGCCTTTCCGCTTCGGCCTTATCGTCCAGCTCCTTTTGTATCCGGTCCCGTTCCTCTTGGGCTTTGCGCTCTGCTTCCCGGCGCTCATTTTCTTTTTTGGTAAGATACGGCTGGATTTTGCCGTTGAGGTGTTGCTGGATTTCGGCGGTCCGGTCCTTCAGGTGCTTCGTTTCGCCATCCAAGACTTTCACAACTTCCAAATATGGGGCCTTCAATTCAACCCGTTTTTTTTCGATGGCTTGGGCCAATGCCTTTGCCTGAGTCGTGTAGGTCGTGGCAACGGATAGGCTGTTGTCGTCAATAACCATCAGCCCCATGCTTTTGTTAGCCATCAAGTCGATTTCGCCGTGGAAGCGTTTAAACAGGTCCAGCAATGGGGCGGCATCAAAGGGATCATGCTTGACCGGCAGTTTGTATTCGACCGGCTCCGGCTGTTCCTCGGCTTCTGTAAAAGCATCAATCGGTTCTGGATTTAAGAAATTAACCATGAGTCACCTTCCTTTCAGTTAAAGTTTTTACGGTCTTCTTCTTGTTTTTTTATCAACTCTTTCCATTTATTTCGGCAAACAGCGCACATATATTGGTCGTTGCCGTCACAATAAAGATCAAGTTCGTTTTTAAAGAAATAACTGATAGACGATGATTCAACTGCTTGAGATGTCGTCTCTGAAAATGCCGCTTTTCCGCAAACGTCACACTTTGCTATAATTATTAGTTTCATCTGGTATCTCCTTTAATTAAAAAAGTAATGGGCGTTAATAAGTCCTAAGAAAACATTAAACTCGCGTCTAAAGTCCGCCTTGTATTCCGTAGCCAGACAGCCCGTACCGTCCGATTTAAGGCGTAAGGTTATGCCCCGGTGTGTCGGTATGGGTTTTTCTTTTTTCGTGGCTAAATGGCGATATGCGGCGTTCTGCAGGGCGTACCATTTGGCATCGGCAGCGCCGGTTTTCAGGTCGACCAGAATATTCCCGCTTGTGGATTTGTGGGTTATGATTAGATCAGGCTTCCCGCAGAATCTTAAGGCCGGGTCAATCAGCCGTTCCTCTGCCAGTAAAACCTTATCTGTGTTGCCAGACCACTTTTTAAACGACTCGAAATAGCCTTTCCATTCAGCCGGCAGGGGCGGAACGAATAAACCTTGAACGTAAGCGGAACAGGCGGCATGAACGGCGCTCCCCCGGGCGGCGCTTTCTTCGGTAAACCATTCCGTGTTGATATACGGCCGGATGATTTGGGTTACGGAGGGATATGGTGTGTCGTTGACGTAGGTCATTCTGCTGCCCTTTGTTCCGTGGCCATACGCACCGCCGCCGCTTCCATCCGGCGCGTGAAAAGCATTTCTTCCAGCCAGGTCGGATAAATCCGCGCGTACTCAGCGCACTTTTCGCAAACAGGCAGCTTGGTTTCGTGCTCATGTTCGCCGGTCATTTTTACGCTGGCAAAAAACGTGGCGTTCCCGTTTACGCCGTGGCAGACGTAGCAGGGGAACGCTCCCGGCTCAGGTGTGTAAACTCTCCATTCGATTGGTTCAATGGTTGTGATTTCAAATGACATCGGCAGCCTCCTTTTTGATGGTTTAAATCTTGATCCCGACAAACCCTGTCCGGCCCTGGATGGTCAGCCCGGCGACGTAATGGCCAGCCTCGGCAAAATCGGGATGCTTGGCGATGTGACTGCACGTTTTACAGAATACTCGCGGCGTCCCGTTCCCGGTCCAGAAGATCCGGGCCTTGTGGGAGATGCCGCAGCGTGGGCACTTGCAAGCGGTTAGACGCTCTTTGGAAACCTCATTGCAATACTGCCCGTATCGCGGATGTGCCACGGCAAGCTCCTGTTTATTCTGCGCGCAAATGGTTAATTCTGCGCGAGTGCCGCGCCATCTTGTTTTTGACTTTCCGATGTTCCCGATATGCCCGCGAAAACGACCGGGACCCTTGAATTTCTAACTTCGGTTGATAGTAAACCTCGGTTCCTTTGACCGCCCGGCCCTTGAGATACTGCTTTAAATTCTCAGCCTCGGCCTTGATTCTCGCCCGGTACTTGTCAAACGCTTCCCCAATTTGTCTAAACATGATGGCAACCTCCCTTTAGCTGATACGTTTCTGTCGTGCCGCACCTGTCGGCGTGTGGGCTTTGTCTGGATCGGATTAAATTGGCTATTGCCTACCGTCTCAGATCGGGCTGCCCGGAGACTGACGGTGATAAGACCCTGCTCCATGTTGCCCTTATTGCTGTTCCGTTCCCTCCCGGTCTCCCGGTCGCCAGCCCGTCGCCTTGCGATGGGGCCAGACGGTAAAACTAAGCAATAATTTTATTAACCATAACGGTTAATTTTTTATTAAATTTTGTTATTCCCGCATCCCATGCCGCATCCCTTGCCGCATCCCTTGCCGCAGCCCATGCCGCATCCCTTGCCGCAGCCCATGCCGCATCCCTTGCCGCATCCCATGCCGCATCCCTTGCCGCAGCCCTTGCCGCAGCCCATGCCGCATCCCTTGCCGCATCCCTTGCCGCATCCCATGCCGCCGCATCCCTTGCCGCATCCCATGCCGCATCCCTGATAGATTCATCCCCTGTTTTTAAATATCTGACAACAATTTCAGGCGGATTCCAAAGGTGGATAACAGAAAGGGCACATTGCCGAGCGAACAGGCGCAGTGTGTCGGTAATGTCAACCCCACCGGAAACATAAGTGCGCTCTGAGCAAGCATATTTATCAACGGGATCACCATGCGGTACAATGACGCCGCTGCCGACAACCTTGTAAATCACGGGGCCGGGAGCGTATTGCAAGGCGTCAATAATCCGCTTAGACAAATGCAGCCCATGTTCGCAAGGTATAATTTCACCCTTGACTTTATAGGTTTTCCCAATAACGATTTTTCTTCCGTCGCCATTCAGTAGCTTTTTATCGGTGGTTCCAAACCACCATCCTTGAACTTGTTTCATATACCCTCTCGATCGGTGGTTAATAAAAAAGGCGGCACCGGCTCTTTCGAGTCAATGTCGCCTTTGATTTGCCCCTTGCGGGGCGGTTCGGTGGCGTTAGTTAGTTAAGTTTTACGCCCATATTTCGGGCGATAATAAAAATTTCTCTTACCTCCGATTTTCGGAGGTGATCCTCAATCCTCCTCCGAATCTTTTTAACCCACTCATCCACAACGGGACGATGGGCGTTATTTTCTGAAAATGGGTCGCAGGTATAACAAACGTCTCGCCCAAGAATTTCGGACTGATATTCAGAATATTCGTGTTTGTCGCAGAAAGGCCAGCCGGTCGGTCCTGCTGGTGTTAGCGGGATCGCGGAATACCAAGAAAAAATAAACCCCTTGGTTCCGTCCTCCGATTCGGTATCGTTAATGGACTTGGAGTCAATGATACCGGAGGTAATTAGAAGTTCCATTGCTTCGATCGCAACCGCATCGTCGACAGCCGCAAATCCGAAGTGATGAACACAATAGCCAGCGCGATCTCCGGCCTTAAACTCAACAATTTTGCTTTCGATATAACTTTGCATTTTAGTCCCCTTTCCTTGCCCCGCAGGGCTTTGATTTGAGCGGGCCAGTGTAGCTCCCGACCACCTGGACAACCCAGGCCGGGCCTTGACCCTTGGCTTTCTCTGGAATCGTTGGCTGTATTCTAAATTTGTTTTTTTGATTTGTCAAGTCTTTTTTTTTGATAGTGATAAAATACATTCAAAAAATATTTGTTGACAGAATTTTAAATGTTCTGTATCATACCGCCATGAAGCTAAATACCAACAAAATCAAAAACGAGTTGAAGCGCCTGGGCTGGACGCCATACCGACTTTCAAAAAAAATGAAGATGGCAAACCAGACCGTCTATAAAATTCTCAATTCAGACGGGACAGGCTACACCTTTCGCACCGTTGAAAGGTTTGCAGGCGCCTTAAACATCGACCCCAAAGATCTGATTGTTTAGGGTTCTTTTACCCCAAAAACCATCCATGCCACAAGATAGGGGATTTATGATTTCATTAACACCCTCGGATATCACGGTCGATTTTAAAAAATTCGACCTCGAAGCCTACAATGTATTTCTTCAATCCAAAAAACTGCCAGAATACAATTTATCATACGACTGGCAGACGGACACCTATCAACTCAAATGCCCTTCACGGTTCGCCCATGTTTTCGGACTGGAACGGCCGGACATCGAAAGGGACTGGCTACCAGCAAATCAAAACCTGTTTGATTATCAACACTGGATTGTTTACACGCTGGCCCTGCCTGCCAAGCGGTTTGCCGTATGGTGCGACACCGGCTTAGGCAAAGCATTTATGATGCTGGAAATGGCGCGTCAGGTCATGCACAAAACGGCCGGCCGGGTGCTGATGATCGTACCGCTAAACCTGATCCAGCAGACCCTTGAGGAGGCGGGGAAATTTTACGGCGCTGACTATCCAGAAATTGAGCGGTTGGAATCGCGCAAGGCTCTAAAAGATTTCTGTACCGGATACGGGCCCGGACTTGGGATCATCAATCCTGAAAAGTTCATCCCGCGAAAAGACGACCAGGAAACCATATCCGAATGTCAGTGGCTATCCGGCGCCCTGCTGGATGAAGCCAGTATTTTAAAATCAGGCGGAGGTACGATTAAATGGGCGCTGATCAAATCCTGCAGGGGCATCGAATACAAGTACACCTTCACCGCGACGCCGGCGCCGAACGAGACGATGGAGTATGCGAGCCAGGGAAGTTTTCTGGAAAAGCTGCGATCCGAAGGCGAAATCATCTGGACGTTTTTTATTCGCACAAAAGACGGCGACTGGAAGATTAAAGACAATGCCCGCGGCGCGTTCTACCGCTTTTTGTCCGGCTGGTCAATTTATATGCGCGATCCGGCAAGGTACGGATTTCAGGACCATTTGAAGGACCTGCCGAAACCTGTTCACCGCGAATATAAGATCGAGCCTACCGCAGAGCAATTATCGTTTGTCCGCAGGATGCCGGACCACACAGGGCAGTTGACATTATTACCGGATAGCTCCGGCGACAAGCTGGAAATGGTACAGCGGATTAAATATTCAGAAATAGCCAAGGGTTTTTATTACAGTGAAGGCGGCGCCGTTCCGATCGATTCAAAGAAGCCGGACTTTGTGGCCGACATAGTAAAGAAGGACCTGCACAGCGGGCTAAAGGTCTTAGTCTGGACCGTGTTTGACGAAGAAAGCCGCATCCTGTTCGACAAGATCAGCGGCAATGGCCACAAGATCGACGTTCTGACCGGCAAACTCCCGAAGAAAGACCGCATACCCATTGTTGAGAATTTCAGGACCGGGAAAACAGATTGCCTTATCACAAAAGCCAAGCTCTTAGGGTACGGTTTAAACTTCCAGGTGTGCGGATCAAATGTAATTTCAGGGTTTAACGATTCGGAGGAACAGAGATACCAGTTAGAGCGCAGATCGTACCGCTACGGGCAGAAGAAGGCTGTCAAAATGCACTATCCCTACATCCCCGAATTAGAGGGAATCGTGCTGGACAACATCAACCGGAAAAGGGCGCGGACTGAAACAGAGGTCCGCACAATGGAAAACGAATATATCAAAGCCATGGAGGGAAATTTACATGCAGCCGGATATTAAAATATGCGCATGCTGTAAATTGCCTTTGCCGGTCGATTATTTTTACAAAGACAGAAGGGCTGCGGATGGGCTTTATTCAAGTTGTAAGGCGTGTTCTTCTGTCGCGTCGCTGCGACATCAGAAAAAATCACAGGCAAAAGAATTACGAAAACTTCGCGATGCGTCCGCCGAATATATCGAAAAAAGAAGGCTGTATGAAAGAAGCCGGCGCGAAAACGGATACTATGAGCAGGAAAGTATAAAGGGAAGCCGAAAGAGATATTTTTCAGGAGACGCCGCTATTAAAAGCAGGCGTGAAAGGACCATAAAAAGAAGGTCGGAAAATCCAAAATATAGACTTAGGATGAATATAAGTTGTTCTGTTTGGCAATCGTTAAAAAGGGTAAATAGCTGCAAGGCGGCAGGATGGCAATCGTTTGTCGGATATTCATTAAACCAATTAAAAACTCACCTTGAAAGACAGTTTCTTCCAGGCATGACATGGGAAAATTATGGAAAGTGGCACATTGACCACAAACTGCCGGTCACCAGTTTTAATTTTACAAGTTCGGCTGACGAAGACTTCAAGCGCTGCTGGGCGCTTGAAAACCTACAACCGCTATGGGCAGAACAAAACAGAAGAAAGGGGAACAGATGGTAAACGTTAATATTTATAATGAAGACTGTATTCCGGGGATGGGTGCCCGGTTGGGCGCCGACAGTATCGACTGCTGCATAACGTCGATACCGTTTGGCGCTCTTTTTTCTTACTCTCACAAAAACGAGGATATTGGGAATAACATCGATGGAACCGAAATGCACAAAGGACAATTTGGGCTACATTTAAGGTTTTGGATTGAACAATTATACAGGGTTTTAAAGCCCGGCTGCATAGCAGCAATTCACGTTCAACAACTGCTCCGCTACAAGGTGCAGCATGGATTCCAAGGATTAAGAGATTTTCGCGGATCAGTTATTAGTATGATGGAACTGCACGGATTTCAGCCACACGGGGAAGTCGCTATCGTTAAAAACCCGCAGGCGGTGGCCAGGCGCTTGAATTTACACTCCCTGATGTTCGCCACAGCCTACCGCAACAGCCGGGACCTATCGCCGGCCATGAACGATTATGTTCTGTTTTTTAAAAAGCCGGGCGAAACCCCTATCCAGGGCATTATCGAGGCTAACCGCAACATCAAACTGGTCGAGCCGTCACCCATTATCGAATACCTGCACGATAAAAACGTGAAGCGCGTCCGGCCGGATTATAAAGAAATTCCGTATCAGGTAGAAACCTATGATCCAAACTTACCGCCAGGCGCAGCCGGACAGATGGACGTAAAAACCGTAACGGGCGGAAAGCATATAAACCCTGCAGGATGGTTTACCAAGATCGACTGGATTAAGTGGGCGCATGGGTGCTGGACCGATATACAAGAGATTGACACCCTGGAAGGTTGGCGCAAGTGCAAGGAAAACGAGGAAGAGCGGCACGTCTGCCCGCTGCAATTAGAAGTCATTCGGCGCTGCATGAAGCTTTACACGGCCCCCGGAGATACGGTTATCGATCCGTTTATGGGGATCGGTTCAACGGCGTACGTGGCAGTTGAGCAGGGCCGGAATGCGGTCGGGTTTGAGTTAAAAGAATCTTATTATCGCTTTGCATTAAACAACGTCGATATGGCCTTCAATCGGTTTATAAACGAGCCGGAAAAACAGCAGTTGGAGCTATTCGCATGAAAATCTATTTAAAAAACAGGTTTTGGTCAAAAGTAAATTTTAAGGGAAACAAAGGCTGCTGGGAATGGACCGCATCTTTAGACGGAAAGGGATATGGCCAGATAAGTATTAACGGAAAGACCAAAAGAGCACATCACATTGCATGGGAGTTGACAGTTGGGAAAATACCGAAAGGAAAATTTATTTGCCACCATTGCGATAATAAGAAGTGTGTAAATCCAAATCATTTGTTTTTAGGAACACCGCTATCTAATATTCAAGACATGGACAAAAAGGGCCGGCGCATAAACTCACCATTGTGCGGGGAGAAACACGGTCGATCTAAATTAAAAAATTTAGATGTTCAAGAAATTAAAAACCTTATGAAAATCGGAATTAAACAGCGTAAAATAGCGGAAATGTTCAATATTGGAGTTGGAACTATAAATCATATAGCTAAGGGAAGGCAATGGAAAAGCATATAATAAAACGTGTGTACCTTGCGTCGCCGTATAGCTCAACATCAAGGGCGATCCGCAACGACCGCTTCCGGGCAGCGTGTAGGGCCGCTGCTGATATTATCAAGGCAGGTCATGTCTGTTTTTCACCTATAACCCACAGTCACCATATAGCGGATTATATGGAAAATCATAACGATAGCGGATGTTGGTTAAAGCAGGACCTGAGCTTTTTAGACTCCTGGGCGGATGAACTTTGGGTTTTAATACTGGATGGTTGGCAGGAATCGAAGGGGATTAAGGCAGAGATTATGCATGCTTCCGGTATGTTGCCGATAAAATACATTAAAGGGAAATCTCCATGCCAAACCGAGTGATAAAAGAATCTATCTGGACATCTCCAAACCTAAATAAATTATCTGATCTGGCCGAACGCCATTTTTACAGAATACTTTGTCTGCCAGATGACTTCGGTTGCTGTGAGTTGACGGCGCTTGTCGTCAAGG